CCATCGGTTTGTCCTGTGCCGCTGCACCCGCATCGGCACAGGCTGTAGGTGCAGCTCTCTCGATGAACGATAGCGAGGTAGCGGGTCATACGTGCCCACCCCCCTCCACGTTGTTCAAAATGATGGATGAGGCCAAGTCCAAAGCCTGGTCAATTCCTTGCACCGAATGCTCGAAGAACTTGGCTGTATCTCGCGCATCAGTTTTCTCGTGCTTGTCAATATCGAAGTACTTTCCGTCTCTGAACATTTGGAGTTTCACTGGTCCGTGGTTCCGCCCCCACTCAAGATCAACAGTCCAGCCTAGAGCGATTTGATGCCCATTTTCATCTCTAGGCTTGTCGAGCATCCGTTTGCAAACACGAGCATCTGCAATCTTCTGGGTAGGGTGCCAACCCTCGAAGCACACACCCGTAGAAAGAGAGTATCCAATGTGCTTGAATGGAGGATGATCTTGCCTCTCTATCACCCGAAGAAACAGTGGATCCGTGGCTTTGTACTCTTCCCACTTCCGGTCATATTCCTTCTGTCGAGCCTCACCTTCTGCTCGACGTATGACTTCGGCATCGTCAATCCAGGAGGAAACCTCAACAAGACTAAGGCCCTCTCGTTTTAGGGTGTGTGTAGCGACTACAACTGGAGTTTCATCATAGTCCTCTGAGACATACTCGACGCCATCAAGACGACCCTTCTGTACCGTCTCGTAGGTGGTGATCGTACCGTCCGATGTGATAGTGGGGGCTATCCCTTCAGCATCAAAACAGGTATCCTCTCCCAACTGAGGCCAGCCCCCCATGGGATTTGAGAAGTCGTAGAAACGGTACTCATAGGGGCACGCCCAGATACAGCCATTCACGAGCATCAATTGATGCTCCCGGTTGTACTTGAAGTCCACCCAACAAAAGCCGTGACCCTTGCTGGCTTCAGGTGGCAGGTAATCTCGACGTTGCACGGTGTCTAACTCAATGACAGTTTGGCCCTGATAGTCCTCACCTGTCACAAGGTAGTCGTGACCATTAGGATGGTCTTCAACCCACTCATAACAGAACGAGCTGTAATTCCTCTTCACGATGGAGATAGGAGAGCCATCTGCTTTGGTCACTACACCATGAGTGTAGTTCCAGCAGCCAGGCTTGGTTTCTATCGTGGAGATCGTGAGTGTGTAGCGCCCTGAGGGGCTCGTAATGACCGTGGGCGAATGTTCATTGGGGGAATTCACGCTGCCACCTTCCTTGCCGCTGACCGAATCTTGTACTCGGTTCGGGCCTTTTCCTGTGCCGCAGCCAGGTGCTGTTCGTACGCTAGGCGCTCTTCTTCGCTAGGCACCTCGTCGAGCCATGCGCGAATCGCTGCCTCTTGTTCCTCAGAGCTATCCCCAAGCATCTGGCAGATCATGTGGCCCATCGGCGGGTCGTTGGTGAACCGCTCACACACCCAGTACCGACGGCCCCGTAGCCAGGCGAGGGCGAGCCCCAAGTGTCGCAGCTGCTCCTTATGGAGAGAGTTCTCGATCCAGTAGGATCGAATGCAGCCCATGCGCTTGTAGTCACCTGGACACGCGGGGTCCGGTGGGTTGGCCTTCTTGTAGGCCAAACGTGCTCGTGTGTTCTCTTGCTTCCGAGAGATGGTCTCGGCAATCGCCTTCTTCAATTCAATTCGTTCCATAATGAGATCCTCCTTGAGATTCGTGACGTGGATGACGTACAGCGAACTCAGCAGGGGGCGGATCTCGGAGACGAACCTAGTGACGACGTAGTGGCTTCATACCTGGCAACCTAACGCAGCTTACGCAGCTTGTCTAGGGGGTGGCATCATAAAAATCGAGCCAGGGCTCTCATTATCGCGGCTGGGGGTTCCTCGTTCAGGCCAACCACTTCAATTTGTTCACCTTTCTCTGGATCGATGAGAGTGACCTGAAGACCGTGATTACCTGAGGCCACGACGATCAGCCGGCCGAAACCGCCAGCCAACCACGCCTCAACGATCCCCCACTTCTCTATGACTTGAAGGGATGGGTGCCTAGTTCGTGGGGGTGGGCTATCGTGGGACACGGGCGTAGATCCCTTGAGTACGACGGATCATAGAAGAAAAGGGTAACCCGTCGTGTAATCCTCGATCCGTGAGACGTTACTGAGGTGAGGATCTACATCATGAACGTCAAAATGCTTCGAGAACTTTTGTCGCACCTTCCGGATGATGCCCCGATCGTAGTGCCAGACGGGGACCATTCGTACCGGATCGCAAGCGCAAGCGTCACGTCCGCAGGGCGCGTATCGGAACGAGGCCGGAGCCACTACTGCGAGTGGTATGGGGAAGAGCACGCGGGTGACGGAGAAGAGCGCATCGATGCGCTGGTAGTCCTGTAATGGAGACGATTCTCAAGTATCGGATCCCACCGGACGGCGTCATCAGCATGCCTGAGGACGCCGTGATCCTCCACGTGGATACGCAAGATGATGCTCCTGGCCTCGCCATCTGGGCATTAGTGGAATCCGAAGCAAAGACCGTGAGTCGTAAAATTGCAGTCTTTAAGACTGGGCAAGACACCCAGAGTCTCATCCGGATTCACGATGGGAAGTACGTGGGCACAGTTCATCGGATCCTCCACGTCTTCGACCTGGGTGAAAGCCCATTCTGGTAGGCCATGCCAAGCAAGTATCCTGGCCTCAAGCCAGGTAGTTCCGGCGGAACCCCGGCAAGTAGCTCACTTTCTTGATCGCCATAGGCGACACGAAGCTGAGAAATTCCAACCGCAAGGTTGGAGTGGTTCACGGCGTAAGAGAGCCGTGACGGCCAACATCCAGAAGACCCCCGGTCTGGAAACTAGCGAGGGGCAACGTGCGTGTATACTCGCGTTGGAATCGATTGGATGGGAACTACACACTGCTGAGATTGACTTAGCGCGCGGTGTTGCTCGCCTGGAGCTTCAGCATGAAGACCTGCTTGTCACGCTGGACTCAGACGCTCTTGGCCGAGCCACGGTGACTCGTGAACACATTACGCGCGAGACGGTCCTCGTGGGCCGTCGGGGAGATCAATGTCGAGTAGAGAGGCTTGGCACTGTCTTTCTGGGTCGCACCAGGCATGAGGGCCCTCGTGCCGCTCTAAGGTGGCTGGCCAACTACATTGAAGACAACAGCTCCTGTGAGAGGTTCTTTGTACGCCACTCACTGGCTCTTTTGACAAACAGTGGCGTAAGAGAGCACATGGGGTACCACTCTCGGCCAATCGCAAAGGGCGTTTACGGCGAAGTCTCCAAGATCCGAGAGGAACTTGAAGAGCTTGAGGACAGCGAGGAACTCGGGGTCAAGATCATGGCCATGTGCGAGCTGTCCGACCTCTACGGAGCCCTTCAGGAGTTCGCCAAGCGCAAATACGGTCTGTCGATGGATGACCTGAAGAAGATGTCAGACCGCACCAAGGAGGCATTCCGTGACGGGACTCGAAGCTGACGACTTCCGCAGGGTCGGGGCCATCAATTGGCCCCGATTGTCCAGAGCCCACGTCTTCTTTCAGGGGAAGTTCTACCGGTACTTAGAGGTTCCGTGGGCGGTGCCGATCTCCGTGGTGGCCACAACCATCCCACCGGAAGCACGTCCTCTGTGCTTGGCTGACAGCGACTCTGTGCTGATTGGGTCCGCCGAACAGGGGATCATCGACCTGGTATGGAACAGCGGTTTCTGCCCCAGACAAGGCGAGAAGTACTTTGCTGTATCTCCCTGCTTTCGAGGAGAGCACCCAGTAACCCCAGGCATTACCCAACTGACCTTCATGAAAGTTGAGCTGTTTTCCCTGAGCGGGCCGGGTGTGGTTGAAACGCTCGTGAACGACGCCGAAGAGTTCATGACTGGTGAGGGTGCTGTTCTTTCCCGGGTGGAGACCCCTGACGGGATGGACTTGTACTGTGGTGGCCTGGAGGTGGGATCCTACGGTGCGCGGTCGGTGCGAGGGCTCCACTGGTCTTACGGTACGGGTCTCGCGGAACCCAGGTTCAACACATCATTACGGGCAATGCGCCTCCAACAAGCGCACCAACTGCACCGGGACTACCACACATGACAGGGCCTCTCGAAAATCTGGTCGATTTGAAGTACAAGATGCTCTCTGCGGCTTCTCTGGTGAGAACCATTGAGGATTCTCTTCAAAGGGCTCGTACAGAGCTGCACAATGCAGAGCGTGCCTACGAAACCAGCGTATCTCGCAGTGCGGAGCCTGAGGACAAGAACCTCACTACAGAAGATCTCCGTGAGAGGATTGCCAACTACGCACGGGCGCACGAAACGGGAGAAACGGACTTGTGGTGGAGGCTGTTCCGTAGGTCACTTGCAGTACTTGCCCAGCGTGCCGAGGGGAAGACCTAATGGGCATCCGAGTTCACAAGGCCATTGGCTATGGAGTGAGGAAGTTCCGACCAACACTGGAGTTCAACCAGCGTCGAGAAGACTTCTGCGACATGAGCCGTGGTGACTTCAACAAGTGGGTCGCTGCAAATCGCCAGGCCATTGAGTCCCTTGCCGGTGGTGATCCCAAGCGGCACTTCGACCTAGACGTTCTTCTCGCGTGCGAGAAATCAAAGTCCTGGGCATACCAAAAGGGCGCGAACAACACCAACTACGTCTTCTTGGAAGAGGAGTTCGGGTACAAGGATGCTCTCCTCATTCGGCCCTTGACCTCACACCCTGACTGGTATCGGTTTGACGATTCCATTGACTACCTTGAAGAGCACACTAAGGACGGCCCACGCAATCGATGGAAGTTCCTCAATCAAGGGCTCTATCCCTATCTCAGGGACGGAGCCCCGACGAACGTTGCGGCTGTCTGTTTGTTTTTAGGCGTTCCTGAGGTGTTCCCTCAGTTGCGGGAGGCCTTGTACGTCTGGTGGAGTTGAAGAGGCGCTACAAGCGGTCCAGCGACATATGCCTTGGATGCAGCGAGGTTATCCCGCCAGTCGCAGTCGGCGCATTCACAGTCGAAGGCATCCTGCCAATAGCAGCAATCAAGGCCATTACAGGACTCGTCCTCTTCCCAGGCCGCATACAAGTCGTTCCGACACAAGTACGTCGTTATCTGCTCGCGCTCTGAGATGCGAGATTTGCGCTCCTGCCAGGTCTGATGGGCCTCGCTGCCCTTCAGTCCATTTGCCTTCTCAGGCTTGCAAAGAAGACAGCCCGCCCTACGATTTTTCGCCCGTCCGCGTTTGTGGTGACCCATTGGATTTCTCTCCTTGTGCAGCCTCAAGCTGCACGTACATGGCAGCCTCAAGCTGCGCGATGAGGATTGAAATCGATCTGGGTACAGGCGGCATGAGATGGGATCCTACAGCAGGTTTCAAGTCTTGTCTAGGGTTACTCTTCCTCTTCGTCTTCGAGGGATAGCACCCACTCGTCGTAGATCTCTTCGAGCTTGTTCTCTAGCCGTTCCCGGAGTTTCGGCGTGACGAGCTTTTCGTCCTCGTCACTCAGTTCCAGCCCACTGGCTCCGTACATGCCAGTCGTGAGCTGCTTTGAGCCCTCGGAGACCTCTAGGTCAATGGCTGGGCGGGGACCGCTGTCAGGCTCGAATGTGAGCTTGACCGTCAGTTCCTTCGTCTTGTCTTTCACCTTGATGGACTTGGTCTTGGACTCCGCAGCGGCCTTAGCCAACTTGATGAGGTCTGATTGAAGGGAGCTAAGGCGAGGCTCTAGGCTGGATCGCTGTCTGGATCTGGCGAATTCCTGATCTGCGATGTTCTCTGACAGCTCCTGATAGTAGGTACGCATGTCCAGAAGTTGTCGGAGGTGGCCTTCGTACTCCTTTCGAGCAGCACTATAATCCTCTGGTGGGTTCAGCTGAAAGTTACGGCCATGCGGAGCTGCTTCGCCCACTGCCTCTACGGCCTTAAGCAACGCACGGTAAGCCTCCGTGGCTTGCTTCTGCAAAGTGCGTGTAGTATCCCCATTCATGTTTACAATGGGCATCGTTGGCTTGGTCATTGGAATCACTCTTCTCTTTGAGCCAGTAGTGGAAGCAGGTAGGGGCGCAGCTCGGGGTTCTGATATGCGAGTCGGATCGTGGCCGAGCGGAGATTGCCAGCCTTCTTACCCTTACCCTTACCCATAATCTTGTGCCAGGCGTCAGTGACGAACTCACTGACAGTCCTCTTCCCGTCGGGGTGCTTCTTGACCCATTCCTTGTGGGCGCTCTCGGACTCAGCCTCGATCTTGTCCCAATCCTCTGGGGTGTATCCCTTGGGCCATTTGGTCTTGTCATCGAACTTGACCCGGTAGAGGGTGGCTCCCGTCAGGTCTGCATCCGTCAGGTCCGCACCGCTGAGATCCGCGTGGGACAGGTCAACCTTTTGCAGATTGGCGTCCACCAGATTTGCACCTGACAGGTCGGCCTTGGCCAACTGCGTCTCTTTCAGATTGGAGTGGCTCAGGTCTGCCTTGGAGAGTTTGGCACCATTCAGGAACGACTGGCTGATGAAGGCACCCTTCAGGTCGGCACCAGAAAGGTCTTCGTCGTTCAGTGTCCGGCCGGTTACGCCGCCCTCCGCCATGAGTTCTTCCTTGATGGCTTCCGTGCGCTTCTTGCTCTTACCGGGGGCCTTGTCCTCAGTCTTTTTCCCAGACTCCTCGGTCTTCTTGACCGAGTGATTGGACTTGTCTGCGTCAGGGTGTTCCTTGAGATACTCTCGAAGGGCATCCTGGGTTGCAAACTCCTTGGCTGTCTTTGCCAGGATGGGTAGAAGGAATGCACGCAGCTCGGGTCGGGAGTGTGCGAGGCGGATAGTCTGACTTCGAAGATTGATCATGGTAGAATCCTAGGCAGCCTTAGGCTGTTTAATCGTCTCTGGGTCCGGCTCTTCGCCACGAAGGATAGCCTGCATGTCTTCGTCGGAAATGCCCTTTGCCATCACCTCACCTACAGCCACTGTGAGGTACTGGACGAGCGTCTCTTGGTACTCCTCGTCACTGACCTCGGTGTCTGAAGCCATGACGAGATGCTTGAGCACTTCGGTGATCGGGTGCATCGCGTGCAGCGCGGTTTCACCAGCTTCAAAGTGAAGGAAGCCGTGGTCTACAACGTGGGAGATGGCCTTCATCCCAACGTGCATCGCGAAGCTCTTCCCAACACCCGCCACCGCCATGAGAGGACCCCCTCCGGAGGCTGCCAGTGCCGCACCCGCAGCGTACACCGCAACCGAGTACACGGCCGCTCGGTCTTCCTTGTTCCACTTCTCCACGGGCTTCTTGAAGAGCTTCTTGACAGCGGTCCCCGCGTGCTTGATCTCTTTCAGCTCGCTCTTGGCCTGCTCCCAAATGTGTTTCGCTAACTTCTCGGGGGACTTCTTGATGGCGTTGGCAACATTGGTAGTTGCCCTCTTGCGAGCCTCAGGATCCGACACAAACTCTTGCATCTTCGCGGGGGCCGCCTGAAGGGCCTTCACCATGTCGGCCTTGGCTCCCTTGACCTTCGAGAGAAAACTCTTGAACTTAGCCGCAATCCCTGGTGAGGGCTTGTCCTCCCCCTTGGGCTTGTCGTGGGAGGTGTCTTCCTCCTTCCCTTTGCCCTCACTCTTCGAAACGGCAACCGTGTGCTTCGAAGCGTCTGCGTCCGGGTGCTCGTCCAGGTACTTCTTCCGGGCGTCCTCAGTCGGGAACTCCATGGCCGTCTTCATGAGCAAGGGCAGAAGATGCGGTCGTAGCTCGGGGTTCTGGTGGGCGAGTCGGATGACTTTGGATCGAAGATTTGACATGGTGTTGGACTCTCAAACGACTTCGATGCTTTTCACACGTACGTTGCGGGGGTTGAATACGGCCACTTCGGGGACGCCACCGACTAAGTCAAACCCATAGTAAACCACACTATCGAATCCTTTGGAACGTGCCTTACTAGCCTGAGATTTACTTTTAGTGATCAAGGGATTGTTCACTGTCACTACTACTGTGTAGACCTTTGGACGGTAGGTCTTTGAGTCCAGACCTACTGTATCCAGCTCAGCGTATAGCCAATCAGGCGCCCCCGTGCTTTGACTGAAGATGTTGATTGGGCCGTCATCCGTACTCAGCGGGGTAATCTTGCTGCCAAGGATATACCCACTGATGTCATTGAGCGTGTTGGGGTCCACACCGCCCAAGAACCTCCCAAATCCAACCGAGTCAAATGTACCCTCACCAGGTGGTGGATTGTCATTCCAGAACCCTGTGGCCTTGGGGTATGCCTCCCAGGCGTCAGTGCCCATCTCATAGAGGGTCTGTAGCATCCCGCCCGCATTGGGATTCTTTCGCTTCAAGTCGTCTATGATCGAAACGTCAAATCCGATGTTCCGATTGGCATCGGCATACCGCATAGCCACCCGCTTGGATGGAGACAGGAAGATGCCCTTGCCGTAGAATCGATTTACAAGCTCGTCCCGGCTCTTCTCCATGCTAAATGATTTGAAGAGCTTCGTGGTTCCGTGGTACAACACGACGGGCTTGCCTTCTGCCAATCCCTCCAACCCGTACTCGGATAGGTTGAATGCCGTTCTTGCGCTCTTCAACAGAGGTAAGAGAACAGGACGCAACTCGGGTTGGGAGTGGGCCAATCGAATCACCTTGGATCGAAGGGTATCTCCCATTCAGATCACTTCACTTTGGAGAGGGGAACCGGGCGGAAGTAGAGATCTCGCTCAACCAGGGGCAGTCCCTTCCGGTTTGCGCTCTCAAGCTCATCGAGGGAAATGTAGCCCAGCTCTCCCTCACCGTGACCCAGATCGGACCAACCAAACATGGTGTCCTGTCCATCGAACTCTGTGACGTACCAGGTTGCACCCGAGTACGGAGAGAAGAACTTGACCACGACCATCGGGTCCGGATTCTTTTCCTGCGAATAGAGCTTGGGAAGTTTTGATCGGATCGCCGCTGGCATGAGCTGGTGCTTGCGTACCCTATCAAGTGGGGACGCCGCGCTCTTTACCAGCAGGGGCAACAGATGGGTTCGTAGCTCGGGGTTCTCGTGAGCGAGTCGAATTACTTTGGAACGAAGATCGGCCATACCTTCGAACAGAAATAAAGGGGTTAGCGGCGGCTCGCAACTCGCCTTGTAATGGGCCACTCGGAGGAGGCCTTCCGGGCTTCGATACTCAGCTCTTTGGCTTCTGTAATAGCCTTTCTCACAGTGGAGGCAAATCCTTCCACGGATGGCTGTAGGGCATAGAGATAACCCATGAGTTCCCCGTCAATCCGTGCAGCTTCATCCGATTCACGACGAGTTCTCTTAGGCTTGGTTGACATTGTCAGCTCCTATGGTTCCGAAGTTCATCCCTGAGATCCTTAATCGTGGATTTGGTTTCCAACATCGTTTCTCTGATGGCCTCAACGGCTGCCGTGGCTGCTGCTACCGCCATCGTACTTTGCTTGGATACCTCAAGCAGGGTTGCCTGCATCTTTGTGTGATCCAAGATTCGTGCCTCTTGGATAGTGTTCTCTCCTGCCACACGTAAGTCCTGGAGACTGGCAATCCTAGCAAGAAGAGATGTTCTCTCAGCGTTCCCAGCCTTCCACAGAGCCCAAATCACCACTGCAAAAACAATGGTGTTGATCCCAAGAACGCCATATTGGAGGAGAGGATTGAAAGCGGTCTTCAGGATGTTGTCCATAGGTATGGGAGGCTATAGGAAATCAACCCTTACGTTACGGAAAGAAAGAGCCTAATCCCATACAATGTGGGCATGGGATGCACACATCACATCCATGCTGGAGTCCCAAAATGGGAATAGTAATCGTCTGAGGAAGTGTGACCGTAAATGGGGTCACACTGATTTCACAATTTCTCGTGACTGACACCTTGCAATTCGGGCAACCCGCAGTATCGCCCTGCATGCCACAACTGAGGCATCGTCCATCGGGGCCACACGCCCCAGGCATAGGATGATTGGGGAGACTGGTGGTGTATCCCCCAGGTAAGGAATGGACAGGTAGATTGGTGGTGTATTTCATGTCCGGGGAATGGACAGGTAGGTTGGTGGTGTATTTCATGTCTGGATACCTCCATTTGCAAACTCAATGCCGAAGTCCTCTTGGAGCTTTTCCCGATTGAGCTTGAACCCACCGTTATACACCACGTAGCGTGCGCCCATCACGAAAAGGAGTCTGGCGGCAAGGGCAGCGGGCAGCAATGTGAACGTTCCGAATCCAAGGGAGTTCATAAGAAAGCCGATGACGGATCCTGGCAAGCTAACCAGGAGATCCGCCAAAGAGAGGTGCCCCGTGGCAGCACTGAGAAGCGCTCTCATATCCCACTCGAACTCGACGACATTCACCCATATGAAAATGTAGACTGAGACCATGAGCATCTTGCTCATGGTCGGGAGAGACTCCCTGAGCCAGAGGTCAAACTGGTCAATCCTTGGTTTGACGTTCTCCCGAAGGAACCTCTCAAATCGGGGGGAAGACTTGACGAGCTTCTCTAGGAGCTTGTTGATGCTCAGAAGCCCCGCCTCAGGAAGGGAATAGAGCTTCAGTGGCCATGTACGGAAGGCATGGGTAAATGCCCTCTTGAGCACTTGGAAGCCCTCACGAGCAAGTTCCTTGATGCGGCCTGGGAGATCACCCAATCCCTCGACACCGAGCAGCTCTTTGAGCTTACCCCAGAGCTGAGGAAACCGCTTCACAGAGAAAACAACTTGCTTGAACTTGTGGAGCAAGCCCGTGAAGGACGCCTCTCGTGGGAGCCCCTCATCTGGGATCAGTACACCCTCTGCCATCGCAACGAGAATGCGTTCTAGATCCAGTCCGGAGGCCATCTTGATGCCAGAAGCACTCTGACAGGCCTCGTGTGCGGCCCTGAGGATTTCATGGCGGGCAGCAACCCGGACAGCCGAGTACCTGGCTAGGACGCGACTCACCATTGCGGCATGATGAGCCCGGCGGATCATGGGATGATCTCAATACCTACCAAACCATGGCAGGTAGCTGTAGCGGCTGTAGCCACAACGTTCTGCCAATCCAGATCCTTGGCAGTGGCATTGTCCCGAAGTCTGACTTGCACGAGGACTGGGCACTTGTTCTCCCCGTTCAAGAAGAGTGGAGCTAGCGCACCAAGATTGACTTCTACCTGGGCGCATTGAATCTGGCTGGAGGGGTCCGTGATGTCGAACGTGTTGGGGCCCAAGACAAGACAACCCGCACCATCCACAGCCACATCCTGCTTGGATGGTCCAGCGCCATCCGTGCGACCTACATCCATCCAGGTTGTGAGACCTGGAACCTTGGCGAGAAGGGCCAGGCCCACGCCACCAGGGGTCGGACCCACGTAGGCAAAGTCCGCGAGGGAAACACCCCAGAACTTCAAGATGACAGACTGCTCACCTACGTTCGCAGCCCCCGCATCGAACGCACGTACGAAATACCTCTCTCCTGCACATGCGGAGTAGTCAGCACCCGCTGGTGTGTATCCGCCAGCAGCATAGTTATCCTTCGGATAGATGCAGATGCCTCTTGATGGGAAGGGGGCATCCAACCCATCCGTGTACGGCGGATTTCGTTCCGGGAGACCAGCTACCTGGGCTTCTGTCGCGACAGCCGGAACACCAGTAAGGGCCAATAGTTGATATGCCCCGAAGTAGTACCCAAGGTAGTCAGGATCCCCGAGGATAGGGCGGACCGGGACTGAAACTGCGGCCAGACCACCAGGCAAACCAGGACCAATCAGTTGAGCTGCATCCGCAGGGATCGTTGTAGCCAGAGGCTCCCAGGTCACGGGATACCGGTAGATTTCGTCAAGGAATAGCTCTTCCCGGTCCTTCGTTGTGTTTTGTATGTAGTTCACAACGTTGGTTGGGTTACCATAGTTGGGCTTGGTGAATCCAGTGTGCTCGAACATCGAGTGAAAAAGGATGCGCGCACCGCCTGCCTCCACTGCTGTAAGACCTGTTGCCGGAAGTGCAGGGAGTGGGTAACCCGTAGTGATGTCTGTGTTTAAGGGTCGACGGACGAATACCCGGACCTTGGCGTTCTCCGAAAACGCAGGTGTTGCAGTATCCCCAGTAAAACCAATCCAGTCAAATGCACCGCCCCCAACCCACAAGACAGTAGCAGCACTTGCCACAGCGGGATTAGTCAACCCACCGAAAAGATCAGCGAATCCAAATTCGATCCTTTGGCGCTTGACCTTCCCAAGAGAACCTAGGAAAAGTTGTGGGCTAGCAAAAATCCCGATGTCAATCCCACCCACTTCTGGGCTCTCTGTTCCCTCATAGGAGAACGGGGAAAGGGAAATGAATACCGGGCACTGATTGAGTGCGTCCCCACGATCATCTCCGAAGAGTGGGCCCGCCGACGGAACCGCATCGTGAGTCCGATAGCTTGAGTTGAAGACGTTGGTAATGGACAGGTCCAACCCTGTGATGCGGGCAGTTTGAAGCCCTGTAACCGCGTTAAGGGGCTTGTAGTAGGAGATGCCTGATACCCACGTTACGTCCGCAGCTGTGAACGTGAACGTGTTGTTGGGGCCAACCATCGCGGGTACAGCCGTCCCCGTGGGGTCTTCACTGACCTCAGAAACATTGACTGGATATGCTGGGGAAGTAGCGGGAGCCGGGAGAGTCAGGTCAATCAGATTGTCGATCTGAGCCGCGCCACTCCACGACACCATGTTGACTGAGTAGAGCTTCGCTGCCGTTGGGACAATGCCGTCTCGGACATACTCCTCAAAGTACTGTTCCTTGCGGAAGTGCACGAGTGCATAACTACCATCTCGGCGAAGGGCTCCAGGCGCTCCTACAGCAAGAACAAATCGGTGCCGGTAGCGGGCAAGTTGAATCGCCCAGTAGTCAGTTGTGAAGTCGTCGTAGTTCCCAGCCTTGCCCAAGGCACCGGCTGGTGGGATGCCCACGAAATATCGGGTGGTCTCGTCGTCTGGCAGTAGAGGCGTGTAGCTCAGAGTCGCGTAGTCCGAAAGGTACGGAAGTCGGTAGGCAAAGAAATTGCTGGCCGTACCACCACCAGTCGCCGCTGCGGTGGCACCCAAGATGGGCATACCCCCCGCGACTGTTCCCGGGGAGAACGAAACCGCAGTTGGATCCGTCAGCAACCGGACTTGCCCAGCAGTGGGGTCGGCCGCTGGCGGAGGTCCAAACGTTCGGGAGATACCGGTGTGGATCTCGTCCAGGTCATACTGACCCGCAGCCTGACCCGGGAAATCGTATGGGGTGGGCGAACCCACCGTGAAAATCCCACCCACTGTTCCGTCGCATCCACCAACGCCAGTTACGATGCCCTTGCCCAGCAGAACCGCTGCCACACAGACATTCTGAATGTCTGCTACAGAAGCTACCGCAACAGGGGGCGTCATGAACCCCGCGTCCCACTTGACGAGCGCAAGAACACCACGGTCAGCCGGAGATACAATTCCGGAGACAATGACTTCGGAAGTCGTGCCGGGAATGATCCTCCAAGACGGGAACCCATCCGCTGCACCACCACCCATGGAGACCGTGGTAAATCCAGCGTGAGCCTCTCCTGGCCCACCTCCCGAATACAGCCCATTCACAACGTTGAACACAGGATCAGTCGCGATATCTGTGCCCGTGCCCGTCTTCGAGAGAGGAGCCCTCCAGTAGTAGGGGTAGACCTCTGGGGCAGTGTTGCCAGACGTGAACGTGAGCGCCCCATCCCAGAGCTTGAGAATGCCCCAGTCAGGTACCCCCGTGTTGATCGCACCCAGCCATGGAACACCAGCCGAACCCACACCACCAGGTGACGGGGGAACCAACGCCGCCAGCTCTTCCAGGGCCCCCTCAACCTGTCCGGCGAGGTACCTGTCGAAGATGTCCTGGATGGAGATCGCGGAGGCCGCGTGCGCCCCCTGAGGGTCCAGGACGTGCGCATCGAGCGCGACCCCCGTATCCCCAGAGGTAACGGAGGAAGCACTCACGGAACCAGGAACAGCGGATCCTGCGCCCGTAACAATCAGAGATGGGTCTAGTGTACGAGGCACGGATTAGGCTCCGACTGTCAGAAGAAGGTTACGCGTTCGGTACAAGGCCGCCGCCGTGCGGATCGCTGGAAGGTCCGTGAACGCAATCTTGTTGTCTTGGTCCAGGTCCGCAAAGCGAGACACCACCATCAGTAGCAGCTCACCCCTACGAAAGAGAAGCGTGTCCTGCGTTGTCCGCACCAACATCGGCTGCCACACCTTGTGTCGAGTCGGTCCGAAGAGAGGCTGCGTCATAGCTGTAGGCTTGTAGCCGCCAGGGTTCGCCATGTCGTAGTAGGCACGGAACTCAGGATCCTTGATGGGCCCACGGCCACCCACAGCATATCCCAATTGAATTGGGTTCGTGCCGTCCACTTGAACGAACGAGTGCAGACTGAGGATGCCCGTTGCGGCCGAAAAGTCCGAAATTGAAACCTCAGCCATCGCCGAGAAGTACCACTCACGAGGCACAGCAGCCGGTGGGTTTCCAGTAGCAATGGCTATCTGGTCCAGAGGGGATTCGTAAGGGAATCCCAACTCTGTGGAGCCCTTGCCGGTCTGGCCCGTCCACACCTCTGATGAGATAGCTACGGGCTCCACGGTCAGTTCCGTTGGCAGCAAGGTAGCAGGGAGTGCCCCCGCCTGTGTTCCCGCAGTTTGTGGGGCGTTCGTTCGGTAGTAGACCGCAGTCTGGTAGCCTACGGCGCCCGCGTTGGGAACAGGGTCTTGTGGGTAGTAGTCAACCTGAACGAGGGTTTGACTCACAACAGCGTGATTGAAGATGATCTTCCGTTCGGAACTCCCATAAGTCGTACCCGCAGCAGTTGCTGCGCCATCTGCCACAAGGGAGTCCGCAAAGAATCTTCGGGGGAGGTAGCAGGTGTTGACGCCGGATGCAGAGACCACGAAATCGGTAACTATCACACCAGCTGGAGCCGACTTCTGCTCCAGCTTGACTTCACGGTAACCTGCACGGAATTTGGGATTTGGGACCCAAGCGGCAAGCATTTCAGGCGGGCGCTGGGCAGGTGCACTCTCGATGATGGGGCCACCCACATACCCATTGTAGCCAGAAGCTGGGTCTGGTACTGCGTCCATGTCTGGAGTCTGGGTCAGACCGAAACCCGTTGGGTACGTGATCTCCAACTCGATGAAAATACGGCGAGTACTACCCAAGTCAACTGCTGGGTCATCCACCACAGGATGGTCCGCAACCACCGGTCCTAGAACCGCAGGGGCATTGACTTGACTTGCGTTGCCATCCAAAGTGATTTCAATCAGATTGGTGCCAATACCAACAATGGTTGTGAGTTGGACATGCTGATCAATGGGTACAGCATTGTGTCCATCATCATGGAACACCGAGAGAACATCTGTGACTCTGGTGCCCGCTGGCCATACAGCACCCACATTGGTCAAACCAGCTCCGGTGGTCCAATCCTGTAGAGCGTTTGGATCCAGAGTGTCAAAATCTATGGAGATAAGGTCTCCCTCACACCAACTGTTCACACTGGCTCCAGCCTTCACCACGGTGATTCCCGGAGGAAGAGCACCGGCGGGGGTCACTTGGAATACCATGCTTTCAACCACACTCTGCGAACCAAACCGACGAGCTACGTGGTCGTAGTTACGGATCACGTTCCCACGAAGAGTTGCGCCAGAGGCTGGGGCAACACCACCGGAGGCGGCGGTGCGACCAATCTCATCGCAAAACAGGGGATAGGTGGACTGATCGCCAGAGCCATTTCCAATCGTGGCCCAGTCGGATCCATCCACCTGCCAAGTAGCAGTCTTCTTGTCGAACAGACTCTGTAGTTGGTACTTGAGTTCGGAGCCAAAGTCGTAGCCCGGTGGCGTGACATGCCGACGAAGGTCTAGGATGTCAGTTGAGGCAATGATGTCCGCAAATAGACCGTCTGGACGGTCTGAGTTTCCGGCGAGAATCAGGTACGGTCCCGCAGGATTGAGATTGGTGTTGTTGAAGTTTATGTGGGCCACCAGGAGGCCGCTATTGGCGGTTGCTGCCGGGTTGAATCCCCCAGTAGCCGTGGCATCCGCCCGGCGGAAGGCAAAGCAGATGGGTATCGCGTACGCAAATCCATCCACTGTCCCAAGAGCAATGGCCGAAGCCTGGGTGCCGTTCCCTGCGATGTACAGGCCATTGTCCTGAATTCCGTACAGGGTTGCATCAGAGTTTGCAGAGATAGTTGTGTTGTTTGCGCGGACAAAGGGATAAGCCGCAACTGGGGCCGCCTGCGCCCCCTGAGCTAGGATCACATTCTCGAAGCCATCGGGCTGCGTCTTGGGATTGACTCCGCCAGGGGGTGCTGCCGATGTGATTCGGATACGGTACTGGATCTGAACTCGTTGCGCGGTCTCGATGTTCAGGACAGGGTCTACAAGCTCGTCTGCTAGGGCCACAGCCAGTGGGCTGTCCACATTGCCATGGCGGTAGATGGTATTCTGAGAAGGCTTGTTTGGACGGTCTGCGCCACCCAGTAGAGTCGCAGCCGATAGGAGAATGGACCCGGGGATGGCTTCAACGAAGGCGAGTGTAATGCCATTTCCAAGGACACCGCCAAAGGTCGCCGTGATGGTGACCAGGTTCGAACCACTCGTGTTGGCCGCAACGTAGAGAGGATAGAGCCCGTTGGCTGGGTTGTTGATCGCCGTAGCAAGATTGGTTGCTGTTGCGGCACCTGAGATACCTATTGCGAATCCAGTTGGGCCACCACCGTTCGCCGTGAAGGTGACTGTGGGTCCGCCTACGGGAATCGCATTGATCGTAACGGTGTCGCCTGCGGAGATTGCAAAGACAGGGTCTACGATCTCCACCGTGCCAATAGCCCGTGGACTTGGTGCAACCAGTGTCCGCCAGACCTCAAGGAAAACGAAGTCTGTACGCTTGATGTCTGGAGCTACACCCGGAGAGACCTCAGGCACAGGGAGGGTAATCTCGTTCGTACCGGGGGTCACCGTGTTCGAGTACTCAACGACGACGGGCATCCCCGCAACAAACGCCGTGAGCTTCGTGAGGTTGAACAGGTTCTCGTTGCCCGCAACCGCCGCTGGGAACGTGTAGTCTGAGAACGAGTTGCTACTGGACTGGCCACGGATGAATCCCGATGGAAGCGTGTGCCCCGCAAGCAACAACCTTGCGTACTCCGCCGCCCCCTGAGTGAGCTGGAGTTCAGAGTCCAAAACAGCCCGGCCGCTTTGAAAGATGACCGAGTCGAACGAGTACTCGCCAGCCGGAATGTCCCGGGAAACCGTTGTCGGGTAGGCCGGGTCATCATAGTATCTGCGGGAGATTGGCATCAGGTTAGCTCAGAGTCGCTATCAGTGAGTAAGGCGCCAAGTTAGCGTGAGTATTGACAAATTCGGCTTTGAAATGGCGCCAAACGTAAGCGCGTTCGCCTGGATGTCCCATAGAGTTAAATCAATCGTAGTGTCGTATGCAGGGAACACCGAAGGGACTGGATTGAGAACCAGAGGGTTCATTGAGATCGTCCTAAGGAGGCACATCTCATTCAGGGCACCCACGGCCTCCGCCTCGCCGAAGATCGTTGTGTAATCCACAATGTTTGTGGGTACTGCGGACACGGCACCCAAAGACGTACGGAACGTCACACTAGAAAATGGCTTACGGGCAATCTCAGCATTGAGGTGTCTCTGACGGGCGTCTGCAACGTCAGGATTAAGCACGGGCCCAGTGGCCCCAGTGCCCACTGCAAGCATCGTAATGCCTGAGGTCATTGTGGCACCTGCGGCAAAACACATGGCTGCCAAAATTCCGCCGTCCCGCGTGATGAGGTTTTCCTTCTCTTCGTAGTGAAGGACTTCCCCAGTGCGGGAGTCACGGAGATCAATGATGAACTTGCCATTTGGGCCCTGGGCTACATCCTCGTAGCGCGCAGCTAGACCCATCTTGAAACCCTGCTTTGGCCTACCCATCGAATCATTGTGTCTCACAGAGTTGCTCCCGGTAACCACCATACGTCTCAGTGAGAGCGCACAGGTGCCTCATGGGGTGTGATTCCATAGGCCACGTAACGCTGGGAAGGCGTAAGAGACATGCCCGGAATCCAGGCATTCCGAAGAGGAGATCCCGCATGGACCTTGATCAAAAAATGTTACGGCGTCAGATATTGATCAATGCTGGCTATATCGAAGCACATATTGATGGCCTTGATAAGGGCCACTATCAGTTGAAGCTGGATGATGTGCCTTCCATTATTAGTGGGTCAGCGGTTTTAGAAGTCGCCATTTCGAATAGGGAATCCGGCTCTCCCCAGTATATGACCCACATTTGTGAGAACGGTGAGGACGGGATCTCCCTCTGCGACAAACCCGTAAGAAATGAAGATTGGATATTGCTGAGGGCCATGAGCGAGCGGATAGGTGACTGATGCAATCATACATTTTTAAACTTCGTCAGCTTTGGAGGCTCCATAAAGCTACCCAAAAGGGGAGGAGATTCCTCCAGACACGGGACAATGACCCCCGATCATTCCGGGATGAGATTCGGTCCACAGGTCTGAGTTCGTCCGACTACAGGCAAGATGAAGAAGGGGGTGCGGGACAGTCCCGGCGTCTTTGGGTGGAGGATACAACCCAAATACTCCTAGATACATTTAGCTATGAGGAAGCCAGCCAGTTCGAGTCCGTAATGCCGAAGAACATTTCTTCGGAGGAAACTCCGGGTATGGCACGACTACGAGCCCAACTTGGTATCCTGCGCCCGCTCAAGAACCAGAAACTAGATGGGGTGCTTTTCTTTCCTATGGCCCTTTGCAGTGGTTTTCTTTTCACTGCGAGTATTGTACATTCGTGTCCTGTTGCCAACGTACTCGCAACAGGTGCAACATGCCTTCCGGTCTGGTTAGCTCTGTGGATTCGTTCCAGTTGACCTGAGTCCTCAAGGCCGCAGATACCAGAGCACTTCTCGATTGATGGATCCGCCACCGGAACCGGGTACCATGCCTGCGCTTGGACCAACTGGCACCAACATAGCCGCTACCAAACCGGTGGGTGTCGGATTGGGTCCTGAGAATGGCGTTACGTAGCTGGCTGGGCCCAACAGCCCAAGCACCCCAGCGACACCGCCAGATGCGTAGAGCACAGGTCCAAATCGTCCAGCACCCCGCCCAAAGTTCGAGGCGTACGGCGACGTAGGTGGAGTCATGTTCTCAGAGAACAGTGTCCCATCGAGGCCAATACCACTGGCCCCGGAGCCATCGCAGAACGACGCGATTTCTCCCCTGGACCCTCCGTCTTCGATCTGGAAGAAGTCCATCCGCTCGTAGAGCACATCAGGATCATCCGAAAACTTCCGTGCGAGGTACTTGTCCCGAAGGAAGTAGTTGGGGTTGGCCGGAATAGCTGGTGGGAAGGCTGGAGTCGGTCCACCATCCGCAGAGACCGTAGTGACCGTCGCCTGCCCAACGTGACTCATTGGAACGGGAGGTGTGCCCTCATTCAGGACTGTCTGCGACTCCGAGAGTGGTTGCCCCTGAAGGTATGTATTAGTGACGGGCTTGCCCGCAGCGAACACCACCGTAACAGGGAACCCTGTGCTTGCCAGAGCCGTGGTGAGTGTGATTTCCTGGCTGTCCGTGTTAAAGGACCACGAACCCGCCGCAAGGGGCACGCCCTCCACAATGACGACGAACACCCGATTGGCGTAGATGTGAGCCGGTCGCAGGCTCACCCGAGTGGGTGTGAGGCTAGCCACGATGACTTGCTCGGGAGACTTATCTTTCAGGAAGTCACCAGAGGTGATGACGTTCCACTGATTGAGCGCCATTCGCTGAGGCGCCCTGTAGTCCACCGAGGTGTGCGTGAAGACCCGGTACTGGACCTCGTTCCAGAACTGGAGTGTGGATGCGGCGGGATTCAGTGCTCCGAAGAATACACTTCCGAAACGGGTGTCACTCGTAGAGCGTGGGAGATTGGCGTACTCCACGCGCACCCAAGCCGCCGTGGGATCCAAGGACTGTGTCGCGAAGTCTCCTGTATATCCTGCGGGTGGCGCCAGATCCGGTCGGATGAGAACGGCTCCGAAGGTCGGGTCCACAAACAGACGTACCCAACACTCCACGGTCCAATCCATGTCTACGATGACAGAGGATGGATCCGAGTTCAGTACACTGAGGCCATCGGACCGGGGGAGTGCCCAGTTATCAATGTCATACTGTGCACCACCCTTCCATAGGCCGAACGTGCGATGGATATTCGCAATCCCATCGAGCCCCTCCATGAAGCACAAGCTGCTCAGAGAGACCACAAACGAGGCATCCGTGTACGTCAGATACCCCAACTGAAGTCTGTCTGGGATGGGGAACGCTACGATGGGGAACGCTGCGTATGCCGCTGAGGTAGCGAACACATCATCCACATACAGGCTCACGAGATTGCCCGTGGGGTCTACGTCCAAGCGGTAAGTGCGCTTCGCTCCATCACTCCAGGGAATTGCAGCACTTGCCAGAACAACTGGTCCCGACATGTCCATTAGGTTCACTACGTCAGGGCCGGTGAACGTAATGACAATGGAGCTGTTGCTGACCACCGCCCCAAAAAACAGACCCGTCTCTCCCGTACCACTGAGCGTGTAGGAGTCTATGGCAAGTCGGAACTCAAGGATTCGACCCAGGCTGACAGACCCCAATGCGAGGGATTGAGTCAGTAGCCAACTGGTATCCCCCGAGCCCGATAGCAAAGTCTCCGGGCCGTTTGCATAGGGGGTACCCGGACCGTTTAGTGTCCAACCCTGTTCTGTGTATGAGGTCGCGCCCACCAGGGAGAACGAAGGCTGTGGTAGGATGACCTTCCCGCTTGCTCCCTTGTCCTGGAAGAGGATGTTCCCGAGCCGTGCCTCACGATGGGTGTCCATCATGGAGATGGCCGCACCGCCCGCTCCGCTGGTGTCCCTGTCTAGATAGAGCTTGGCGTCGAAGGCCGAGACCCGCCTCCCGTTCAGGAAGGGATCGATTAGCCCATATCCGTAGGAGGTACCGAGGCTCTCTTCAGCGGGCGTTGCCGTGATTCGAAGGAGTCCACCGGATGTGGCGGAGTCTCCGTAGGGAGTCGTGAGGAACCACTCGGCGTCCTCAGGATCTCCCGTCATTAGGGTGTCTACTACGGTGCCCCGAGAAAAGCGTGTGCCCCCGTCAGGCGTCGAGAGGTAGCGAACGAAGTCCCACTGGACCTTGTTCGTGGCCTGACGGCTGAATGAGCCCCACAGGTACCGACCAGACCCCGACGGTAGAACATCGGGCCCCAAGTACGCTGGTGAGGCCAGAACCGGCCCACCAGAAACCGTGGCGAGGGTGCCGCCAGTCGCGCCGCCGAATACGAGTTGAACTCCGTCGTTGAGAGTACTTACATAGAGTCGCCATGTACACTGTCCTGTATCCCACGCTGTCTCAAAAACGATGTCTGCGTACTTGTTGCCAATGAGCGCTGGGTTTGCGGGGAACGTCTCCACGATGGAGATCGTCACCACGCTACTGACTGTATCGATGGAAACCTCATCGACAGTGTAGACGCCTGTCTGACTCCCTGTGAGAATCTGAAACCGTTGACCACTGGCCAGGAGCTTGGGGGCTTGGGCTACAGAGCACGTCACAATCTTCGTAGATTGGATCGTGCCGTTTGCGTACGGCCCCACGATCCACGAACTCTGCGCGCTGATCTCCCCAGGTCGAGCCAGAAGGCCAATGTGCTTGAGTCCGTTGACCACAAGGGCGCCAGCCAGGTACAAGCGCCGATCGTTGTGGAAACCGAAGCCCACGCCGGTGAACACACCATCGAGGGCGTAGCTCTCTACCTGGAAGCGGGCCGCAGTACCCACAACCGACGCCGTAGGCAGCTCGAAGTCCTGACTCCAGTAGCCAACTTGCGTTGTGCTCGTAGTTTCAAGGGTGTAGCGATCTCCATCCGAGGAGCCCACGATGCTGCCAGTAACTGCCCAGGGAGTCGCGGGCCCCTCCGTACCCTCGTACTGGACAGTCGTGGAGGTCACGTCAGCTTCTGCGTACGGAACCGAGACGCGACCGGGTGCTGCGTTGAGGAGGAAGGTCGTGGGGCTGTTGAGAGCCGCCGTGTACGCACGCTCGAAGGCGATGTACCTGTGGGCAATCTTGACGGGGGGCTTGCGTGTAGGGAACCTACCAAGGGCGAAGGACAGTGGGAACTTGGAAGTCCGGTACCCTCCCCATAGGCCACCGCTGGTAGGTGACGTGGCCGTACGGCCGCTTGCCAGGCTCCACCGATTGAGTGTCATGCCCTTCGTGTTGAGCCCGGTAAATCCCATCAGGGGAGCAGGAAACCACCTGTACGTGACCGTGACTGTGTGCGCTCCGACCGCGAACCGGACGATAGGCGCAGCCAGAGTGATCTCCCCCGTGTATGGGTTCACGTCTGATACCGCGACGGGTGTCCCGTCGTAAAGGACCGTTACGTCCATACGCGTGGCTGGTGTGGCATCTCCCCAGCGACGTACGAGGGGACCACGCGCCGTGAAGAGAGCTGTGGAGCCACCTGCGGGGGGTGAGTAGAACTGGGAGGTGACGTTCTCGTTCGTGACCTCCACGGAGGAGCGAACACCCAGCCGATCAACCTCGACCGTGTACTGTATCCCGCTGCCCGCAAGTGGAAAGCGTGGATTGACGACACGCACGAAGCACATTGCCGGACGCACTTCGGTAGCGGGCCCGGTAGCTATGCCCAGTGGGCCACCGTCGGGTCCCAGAAGGGTCTCAAGAAGATAGCTGCCCGCGTTGGGGCCCGTGGCGAGTGTCAGAATCTCTCCGGGTACGGCGCCCGCCCAATCCTGAAGGTCATCTACCAGGGCCCCATCCACGACGGTGACGGTGCCAGTGAGTCCCGTGGGGGACGTGGTGTACGCTCGTGCAACAGGATCCGACCCGAAGGGAAAATCGAGTACCTCAGTGATTAGGTACCGACCGGCATTGGCTCCTACCGTGATGAGCAGCGGAGCCCCCACGCGTACCGATCGAAAGCTCAGTGTGTCATTGAGCGTGTATCGGTCGCTGAGGATGACTCCCGTGCTGGAGGAAATCTCCTTGATGCCAGAGCAGTACTTGCGGAAGTCGTCGTAGTAGTAGGCTTGGAGCCCCACTTCCAGATGGTCGTCTGAGAAAACTTCAGAATACGTCTCGCGAAAGAGATTGCGGTACTCGAAGAGCGTGTGTGCAGGCCGCAGAGCCCTGAGGACAATCCCAACGTTCGTCGCAAGGACGAGGGGTAGGTCCGCAAAGTCGGAAAGAAGGTCATGCGTGTGGGAGGCTAGCGCTGGTGGGCCGACAATTGCCGTGGAGTCCTCTACCAGAAATCCGGCGATCGTGTGCGTGTGGTCCGGACCCGAACCATCATCCCAGGTGGTGCCCGTCGTCTCCCCGTCGCCCGCAGCGTTGATCGAAACCGTGTGATAGTGAACGTCTGTCCCGGCGGCAGTCGTACGCCTGTGCTTCGAAACATTGACCTCAAAGGTGAATCGATCCTTGAGGGTCCAACCCACGCCAGGCTGACCAATGTAGGAGAATTTCTCCAACACAGAGACTTCGGCGTCAGTCAGTGCCTCAACACCCTCCAGCAGAACCGCGGTCTTGCTCCCTCGAAGAAGCAGTGTCACCATCTTCCGCAGGAACTCGCGGTACGTGATGTCCCCGCTGATGACGGGAAGGCCCGTGGTTTCAGACGTGGGGAAGATCAGGGAGGCGAGAAACTGAAAGAGGACTTCTGGGCGTGTGAAGTCGTAATCCGTGTCCTCGAAGGCATCCTCTGCGCTGACTTGGATGCGGGCCAGCTCCTCGCTGATCGCCTGAAACTGCTGGACGTAGCTCGGACCTTTGGTCTGCGAGACGTAGTTCGAGGGCAGCGAATTGAGAAAAACAAGCGTGATTTGGTCGGCGACTGCACGAACTCGCGACTCATCTACCTGCCCTTCCTGGTCGAAAGGGGCCGGATTCTGCGGCTCTGGGCCAGTGACGCTCGCAGGCAGGACCGTGACTAGGCCGTCTTCAGCCCGGGACTTGGGGGTGGTGTCGGCCATCGTTCCACCCTACGGCGGTCAAAGGTGGATTACCGCCCATCCCCGTTTGCACGGGGGATACCAACCAACGCCCGGTTGACCAATGAAGGCGAACGGTTCATCCCCGCTTGCACGGGGATACTCCTCGACCAGCTCGTCTCTGAGACCGCCGAGGGGTCCATCCCCGCTTGCGCGGGGGATACTCAGGTATCTGAGGGCAGCCCCCGCCTTATCGAGGTCCATCCCCGCTTGCGCGGGGGATACCCATTGACGTAATAATTTCCGTACCCGTCGGAAGGTCCATCCCCGCTTGCGCGGGGGATACGTCTCCGCAAACGTTGTGGTGCCCAAGATGGCAGGTCCATCCCCGCTTGCGCGGGGGATACCGACGAGAGCTGTTCGGTGGACGTGGAGCCACTGGTCCATCCCCGCTTGCGCGGGGGATACCGGGAGTGCGACGTGCAACAGCAGCGGCTCAGGGGTCCATCCCCGCTTGCGCGGGGGATACCCTTGCACCGCCTCGGCCCCTTCGAGAGATCGAGGTCCATCCCCGCTTGCGCGGGGGATACGTGGGATTCGGAGCGACCGCTCGTAGCTCTTCAGGTCCATCCCCGCTTGCGCGGGGGATACGAATCGTGGAACTTGCTACCGATGCCGAGACCGGGTCCATCCCCGCTTGCGCGGGGGATACCCTACTTCCGTCTCTACCCACACGGCCGCATAGGGTCCATCCCCGCTTGCGCGGGGGATACTAGCATGCCTTGGCCAGGTCCATGTCTACGTAGGGTCCATCCCCGCTTGCGCGGGGGATACGTCACGTCCAGGCCACAGGACCCTACTAGACGGGGTCCATCCCCGCTTGCGCGGGGGATACGACGCCACGCACCCAGATAGTTCTGTAGGGCAGGGTCCATCCCCGCTTGCGCGGGGGATACTAGGCTGTGCAGACCGACGGTAGTAGAGGTGGAGGTCCATCCCCGCTTGCGCGGGGGATACCTGGGCAGCCGCTACCTGAGGGCACGATCAGAAGGTCCATCCCCGCTTGCGCGGGGGATACTCACCGTGAAATTTACCCGCGAGGAGTACTCCATCCCCGCTTGCGCGGGGGATACGCCGCTGCCTGCTGTGCACGGGTCAGGACTGAGGGTCCATCCCCGCTTGCGCGGGGGATACCACGGGCGTACGCTTCCGCCGATCACCCGCATGGGTCCATCCCCGCTTGCGCGGGGGATACAATACGATGCCCCTGGTGCAACTGCTGCCCGGAGGTCCATCCCCGCTTGCGCGGGGGATACTCCTTAGTGGTAAGCGCCCATGCGTGTTCACGCGGTCCATCCCCGCTTGCGCGGGGGATACGCGGCGTGACGTAAGTGCCAGGCGCTACATGGAGGTCCATCCCCGCTTGCGCGGGGGATACAGGGAGGCGGGTAGCTGGTAGGTCGTCGCTGCAGGTCCATCCCCGCTTGCGCGGGGGATACTCTGCGACAACTTGTCGCAGGAAAGAAGTCTGATTCAGTTTTCAGAGATGGAGTCGAGACCCCCTTACTCCTTTTTCCCGGGGGCGTAAGTAGTTCATGTTTCTGAAAGGTCGCCTTGGAATCGATGGGGCGCAGATTGCGCAGGCGGATCGCCATGGGGTACTTTGGTTGGGTCGTGGGATCCTGGATGTTCGGGATGGTGTCGCACGATTCGTGACTGTGGGAACAGAATGGCTCCCGGCGGGGGATTACGCAATTCCATTTCAACAATTGTCGTGCGTGGTTTTGGGGCCCGGTACCTCTATTACGCACGATGTACTTAGGATCTTTGCGGCCCACGGAACTGGTTTGGTAATGACTGGTGAGGATGGGGTGAAGTTCTATGCCAGTATGCCATTTGGCCCGGATGACTCCAGGCGGGCTAGAAGACAGGTCGCGATATGGTCAGATGAATCAAAGAGATCACTCCTGGTGAGACGAATGTATGCCTGGCGTATGGGAGAAATCTTCCCAGATGCAAGTCTCGATGTTCTTCGTGGGATGGAGGGTGCACGAGTGAAGGCATCCTATGAGCATCTAGCACACGCTCACGGAATTACTTGGAAGGGGAGGCAATACGACCGCGGTGACCCCGAATCCGCAGATCACCCCAACCAAGCGATAAATCACGCATCCACAGCAGTCAACGCATGTGCAATGGTCGCAACGGCTGTGACTGGCACCATCCCTCAACTGGGATTCATCCATGAGACGAGTGGTAATGCACTCTGTCTCGATGTTGCGGATATGTTCCGGGAATCTGCGACAGTACCGACGGCATTTGCAGCAGTGAAAGAGCACCAGAAGGCACCTGATAAGTCACTTGAACGCACAGTGCGTAAGTTCGTGGGAAAGCTGGCACGGAGAACACAGCTTGTTGCTCAGATGATTGACAAGATCAAGGAGATGTTTGATGGGTGCGACAACGATTCTAGTGACGAGAAACGTACGTGACCGCTTTCGTGGATTCCTTGCATCATGTACCTGTGAGGTGGCACCTGGAGTGTACCTCGGTTTCGATATGAACTCTAGGGTACGAGAACGTGTGTGGGATGTTCTTGAATCGTGGTGGCAACTTGGGGACGACGCCAGCGTTGTTATGGCATGGCCCAAAGCTGATGCACCTGGAGGTATGCGTGTCAAAACTCTCGGTGTCCCACCCGTTGAACTTGTCGAGATTGATGATTTGATACTAACACGTCGGGATGCGGATGCAGAACAACGAACTGTTCTGACGAAGCGGCTGGGCGTAAGAACCTGATGCGAGGAACACCAACGACATTTTGGGGGAAGCTGACGAGAAACGCGGCTGGAGAAGTCACCGATTGGCATCCCCTGGTTGCCCATTGCGCTGATGTGGCTGCTGTTGTGGAGGCCCTGCTCACAAGAACGATCCTTGGTATCAGATTTGCCCATATTTTGGGTATGGGTACCCTCGACAGATGCACCATAGCAAAGTTGTGTGTCCTTGCTGCACTCCACGATATCGGAAAATTTAATCATGGATTTCAAGCAAAATCCCTACCCCTGGGTAGCAAGGTAGAACGTAGGGGACACACCACTGAAGGTTTGTCACTTTTCAATCCACCGGGACCAGATCCTGAGATTCTTGCTCTGCAAGAGCGCCTCCCTCTTGCGGATTTCAAAATGTGGGGGGAAGAAGAGAGCATCGGGCTTCTTCTTGCTTCAATCAGTCATCACGGTAGGCCGGGGGATGTGGATGCAGCTCGATTTGAACGGGAGATTTGGCGCCCTCGGGGTGGGAAGGATCCAGGTGAGGGCCTTGGCCTTCTTGTCTCCCACATCAAGGGATGGTTTCCGGAGGCATTCTCCGGTGTTGGGACACTCCCATCCGCACCGGCTTTTCAACACGCCTATGCGGGGCTCGTCATGCTTGCAGACTGGGTTGGATCGGATAGTTCGGAGGGGGCATTCCGATACCAAACAGATCTGGATCCTTCTGACCGCATGGTGTTCTCCAGGGCGCAAGCTGCTAAGTCCCTAGTTGCACTAGGTCTCGATGTAGAAACCTACCGAACCTCCCTTGGTATTGAGACCCCCAAATTCGGGAACATTTGGACACCATATCAACCCAACAGTGCCCAACAGGCTGTGATTGATCTCCGCTTGGCACTCAAGTCGGGCATGCTGTCGTTGCTTGAGTCAGAAACAGGATCCGGCAAAACAGAAGCGGCGATCATCCACTTCCTGAGACTTTTTCATCTGGGTCTTGTGGACGGCTTGTACTTTGCGTTACCTACCAGAACAGCTGCAACACAGATTCACAAGCGAGTAGTGGATGCTGTTGCGAAAGCTTTCCCGGATAGTGTGTGTCGGCCACCAGTCGTACTTGCAGTACCTGGGTATCTTCGCATAGATGAAATCGAGGGCAGGAAGCTTCTACCTGGGTTTGAGGTTCTATGGAACGATGACCCACTTAGGGCTCAACGGTATAGGGGGTGGGCTGCCGAACTCCCGAAGCGTTTTTTAGCCGGGGCTATTGCTGTCGGGACCATTGACCAGGCATTACTTTCGGCACTGCAAGTAGACCATGCCCATCTTCGATCTACAGCACTGTTGAGGCATCTTCTCGTAGTCGATGAAGTCCATGCCTCGGATGCATACGGAACGAGACTCCTCACGGAAGTTTTGGGCACACACCTATCGGCCGGTGGTCATGCATTGCTGCTCTCTGCAACACTTGGGACAGAGGCTCGAACCAGACTTTTCACACCTCAGGATGCACCACCCCAAAAACCGCCCCCTCTCTCGGAGGCCAAACTTGCTCCGTACCCAGCACTCACTACTCGTATTGAGGGTGAGACTGAGGTGGTTGTACGCACAATCAAAGTCTCCTCAACTTCAGTGCCCAAGTATGTGATGCCAGACCTGCGCCCTTGGATCCGCGATCCCTCAAAGATCATTGCCGAAGCACTTGAAGCAGCTAGAAGAGGAGCACGCATCATCATCCTGCGAAACACTGTGGGTGACTGTGTTGCGACACAAAAGGCTCTCGAAACAGCGGTAGCTGCTAGTGGGGAGGGTCATTTGCTCTTTAGGTGCAAGGGCGTTTCGGCCCCCCACCATTCCCGCTTCGCCCGTGAGGATAGGAACGATCTTGACGTTGCGATTGGGGAGTCCTTCGGTAGAAATGGGAAACACCACTTTGGGATGATTGCGGTTACGACTCAGACCATACAACAAAGTCTCGATTTGGATGCCGACCTACTCATTACTGATTTGTGCCCCATGGACATACTGCTCCAGCGTATTGGGCGTCTTCATAGGCACCCAATACGAGTAAGGCCCGAGGGATATGGGAAGCCACGAGTGGTTGTGCTTGTCCCTACGGACCGTAATCTAGGCAAACTGATTGGTCCCAAAGGTGAGGCGCGTGGAAGACATGGGTTTGGCCGTGTGTATGAAGATCTACGCATCCTGGAAGCAACGTGGAGACTGCTGGAAACTGAGAGTGTCCTGGAGATTCCGACGATGAACCGGCACCTCGTTGAACACACCACCCATCCTGAGGCACTTGGTGCAATCGTGCGTGAACTTGGGGGCGTGTGGCCTGTGCACCAGATAAGGGTTGACGGGATCCGACTAGCTAGCAGCGGTGTGGCAATGCTCAATCTAGTCAGACGTGATCAACCCTTTGGTGAGCTTGCAACATGTTTCCCGAGCAAAGGGGAGGACAGTCGTCGCATCCCCACTCGCTTGGGGGAAGGGGATCGCAGGTTGGTGTTCCAGGACTCCTTTGAGAGCCCGTTTGGGCATTGGATTCGAGAACTGAGCGTGCAAGGGTGGCTCGCTGATGGGGCGGCTTCCGATGGGGCTGCGATAGTTATGGGGGTAAGTGGGGAATCGACTCTAATCTCGTCTGGGGATGCGATTTTTGTCTACGATCGGCTGGGACTGCGTAAAGGAGACAACGCACTGTGACCAACCATCAAAACGATCTACTGACAGAATCCATCTTCGGAGTCGAAGGTCGGGATGGACGATCCAGAGTATCTCTTGCGGGCCTTCTAGCGCGCCTTGGACAAGGTGTTCCGACCGAGATGACGGCACTTATGTCGCATCAACAGCACCCGTGGCACGCATTTGTAGTACAACTTGCGGCACTGGTTCTTGCTCGAAATGGGGACACTAGACTCGACCGATCGGAAATCGAGTGGTGTGACGCCTTGCGAAATCTGGCCGGTGGGGAAGAGGCATTCTCTCTTGTCGTCCCTGACCTGTCAAAGCCTGGATTCATGCAGTCCCCGGTTCCTGAGGGCTCCCTATCGGATTGGAAGAAAGATCAGGTACACCACACGCCGGGTGAACTCGATGTAATCCCTACTGCGAGAAACCACGATGTGAAGATCGGCAGATTTAGTAGTCCTGCACTTGAGCACTGGATCTACGCGCTTGTGTCCCTACAGACGAACGAAATGTTCATGGGCGCTAAGAATTGGGGTATTGCACGCATGAATGGTGGGACTTCATCGCGCCCTTGTATCAGTGCTGCCAGAAGTAGCAACTTTGAAGTGCGGTTCACCCGTGACGTGACAACGTGGCTGCAAGAACGCGAGAGACTCGTTCGTGAACGTGGTTACGATTCCGCTGGGATTGGACTCGTGTGGGCTGCCCCCTGGGATGGCGAACAGAGTCTGGCACCCTCGGACTTAGATCCTTTCTTCATAGAGGTATGTCGTAGAGTCCGATTTGTGTCGAATGGGTGTGGTGGATTACAAGCACACTATCGCCCTACTAACGTCTTACGAATCTCACCAATGGGGATGCCAAAGGCATACGGTGCAACGGGTGACATTTGGACTCCCCTTAAAACCAAAGATGGCGGTTCCCTGACTGTTTCCTCGAATGGTTTCGACTATAGAACTCTTTCAGACCTACTATTCAGTTCTGACTGGCGCCAAAGCCCCTCACAGATAGTACGAAAGGAAGACGGCCCTACCCCTGTACTGATTGCATGTGCGTTAGCGCGTAAGCAAGGTGGGACTGAGGGACTTCATGAGCGTGTCATCCCTATCCCAGAGAAAGCGAAGAGATGTTTTGCTTCCCCTGGGGATCGTGTGCAGATTGGCAAGGTGGCGAAGGACCGGGTCGCCCGCGTATTGAAGATGCGGGACGGTGTCCTCAAGCACGCACTCCTCGCTATAGTCCAAGGGGGCCCTACCAAGATCAACTTCAAGGACAAGAGCGCCAAAGTCCATCTAGATGCCTTCGAGCAACGTATTGATGGCCTGTTCTTCGAGCACCTCTTTGATGCGATAGGTCTTGAACCAGAAGAGTCTGAATCCCTTTGGGATGCCCTTCTCCTCAAAGAGGCGAAAGACGTGAAGAAGCGTGCGGAGGGTACACTCACGATTCCTATCTCACGTCGGTACAAGGCACTTGCCGCAGGGGACCGCACCTTTCTAGATTCGTCCAAGAAGCATAAGTTTTACCGGCCTGTTCCCGATACTGGAGCCAAATGATGACTGATTCGACAACTGAGTTGGTGGAACAACCACAAACTGAGCCCCCTTATCGTGAGCGTCTCTCATCGGCGGTCAACACAATCTCGATTGGGATGAGTCGTGGATACTCTCGGGGGGACGTTTCAGCACTTCGCCGTCTCAACTCAAAAAGTTGGGGGGCCCCCATCTTCTGGCACATTGTTACCCAAATACTTGAGCCTAATGGGCTAGTGTCCCCTGTGGGACACCGTGCACAAGAGGATGAGAGGCGCTGGGCTGTCCTGCTTGCCTCTATGGCCCTACTCCAGGGGCAGCACACACATCAAGTCCCCTTCGGTAAGGGGCTTGCTGTTGCTCAGGTGAGCCCACTTCGCGTCGAGCGCCTGTTACGTGCACATGGCAGTGCACTCCTCGATCTTGTCAAATCCATGGCCCACCAACTATCCTCGAAAGGCGTAAAGTTCGACCAGGTGGGGTTGGTTGAGTTGGTGCTCTCAGACGGGGCCCCCTATGAAGAGAGCATCCGCCGATCAATTGCCCGAAGCTTCTACCGCATCGAAACACGCTAACAACCGAATCACAATGTACATGGATAACTCAATGACCCTGACCCGTTTCCTTCAGATCAACTGTCTCACATCGTACCCGGCGTCCCTCCTCAACAGGGATGACTCAGGATTTGCAAAGCGAATCCCGTTTGGTGGGACCACCAGAACTCGTTGCTCTTCACAGAGCCTCAAATACCACTGGCGGTCGCATGATGGGGAGTATGCGATCTCTGGTATCGAAGGCGTCGAACTCTCAGTCCGCTCACGGGTGACTTTCGAGAGTGAGGTGTTTGCGAAGCTTGTCGCTGAGGGGGTACCTGAGGTGCGGGCTGACGTGCTGACGAAGGCGCTTCTGGCACTGGTACTCGGAAAGAGTGACAAGGCCGCACAGGAAGAGACGGACGAAGAGGACAAGCCCAAGAAGAGCAAGAAGAGCAAGAAGAGTGAACCTGAGTCCCGTGAGTCGATCCAAACGAATCAGGTGACTGTTTTCGGCAGGCCCGAGCTGAGTTATCTGTTTGGGGAAGCCCTGAAGATTGCAACCACCCCCACCTTTGAGGCTCTTTTCAGTAGCCCCGAGAAGGTAAAGGAGGCCGTCAGTGGTGCTGTTGAGGCGCACTTCAAGTCGAAAGACCATAAGGCCAACCTCAAGGCTCTCAAGCTGGGTGCTGGTATCGACGCAACGCTCTTTGGTCGAATGGTAACTGGGGACATCCTTGCGCGATGTGATGCGGCAATTCATGTCTCCCATGCCTTCACAGTCCACGAGGAAGCAACCGAGAGCGATTACTGGTCGGCAGTGGACACCTTGTCGGAAGCAGCGGGAAGTGCACACATCAATTCCAGTGAACTCACGACCGGTCTCTTCCACATCTACATTTGTGTAGACATCCCCCTACTCGTTTCGAATCTGGGTGGTGACTTGGCGCTTGCAGGTGAAGTCCTTGCACGTCTGGTGCACACTGTCTCAACAGTGTCTATCGGTGCAAAGCTGGGATCAACAGCGCCACATACCTACGCACAAATGGTGCTCGTGGAAGCTGGTAACTCTCAACCCTGCACAATGGCAAATGCTTTCGCAAATGCTGTGAGCACCAACGGATCCCTGCTTGCAAATGCCTACGATGCACTCGCACGATTCGTAACTGACCTCGATGCGATGTACGGTTCGAAGAACAAGCGTGTGATCGCAATGATGGGGCCCCGAGAGAAGCTCGCAGGTGTGTTCCCGGCACCTGTAACTCTTGCGGAGGTTGCGGACTTTGCTCGCGCTGTGGTCTCCAAATGATCGATGTCCTCGTGCTGCGATTTGAGGCCCCCCTTATGTCGTTTGGTGACGTTGCCATCGACAGTAAGAGGCCCACACGCATGTTTCCTACCCAGTCCATGATCACAGGTCTGTGTGCCAATGCACTAGGACATGGGCACCATGAGCCGGATCGAACCGGTGCCTTGCAAGCAAGAATCCGTTTTGCTGCACGGCGTGACCGTGAGGGGGAAATGCTGCGTGACTACCACACGGTAGATTTGGGTCAAAAGGACTCCCGTGGGGTGTATTGGATGGCAGACACAGGTTGGACAACACACGGCGCCCCGGAGTGTCGTGGCGGGGACTCCAAAAACAGAATGGGGACACACCAACGTGAGCGGTTCTATCTGGCAGATGCCATCTACACTGTCGTGCTGGCTCTGTCCCCATCTGAATCTGAGGAGTCACCATCTCTTGAGTCCTTAGAAGCTGCATTACAGGAACCAGCTCGCCCTCTCTTCCTCGGACGGAAGACATGCATCCCCGCGTCCCCAATCCTTGTGGGTCGTACAAGCGCAAGCACCCTACTCTCAGCACTCTCTACAGCCCCACTCGCAAATAGGTCCACAATCCGAGATGGCCGTGTCCTTGCGGAGTGGCCTGACGATGGGACTGAAACGGACATCTTGAAATCGCGTCGATCAGCAATCACTGATGAACGAGATTGGGCAAATCAGATCCATGTTGGCCGACGATTTGTACGTGAAGGAATGCTGACACTGGAGATGAAGTGACCCCCCAATTGCACCTTGTCCGACTCGAACTGAATCCCTCACGGGTTTTTGATTTTGGGGCGCACCTTCGTCTGCCTCAGGGTACAGACTTGGGCTATCTGGTGCACTGCCAATTAGGCACCCTCTTTGGAGAGTGCAGCCTCACACCATTTGTTATAGAGGACACCAAGAAATCCCGTAACATCATTGTGCAAGGATACAGCACGCGTAGTGGTGAAGAACTTCGAGAGTATGCTCAGACTTTCTCGGACCCCAGAGCCTTTGAGGCGTGTGATTGGACTACATTTGCAAGCAAACCCATGCCTATGGCTTCGGTGCTCAAGCATGGAATGCAACTAGGTTTTGCCACACGAGTTCACCCAGTTAAGCGTACTAGATCGGGGGAAAGAACACTCTCAGAACAAGAATTGCCTGCGTGGGTTACAAGAGAACTCTCCCGTAATGGGGCAGCAACTCTCAACGTAGTCAAAGTGTCACCTATCCGACTTATCCCTATGACTCGGCGCACGCAGGGTGTTGATCGTCAGATTGTGTGTTGGGGTGGTCCTGAGGTTCACCTGGAGGGGGCCTTCACTGTCAGGGACCCTGAATCTTTCCAAATGTTGTTGTTACGAGGTGTGGGACGCCAACATGCGTTTGGATTTGGAATGCTTCGGTTGCGTTCTGCGCGATAGAATCCATCTCTGAAAACTGAATCGGAGCCCCTGCGACAACCTGTCGCAGAGTATCCCCCGCGCAAGCGGGGATGAACCTCTTCCCAAGACCAGGTGATGCACACCTGACCGTATCCCCCGCGCAAGCGGGGATGAACCTCCTCGAACGGCCCCATCTCCACCCTGAATGCCGTATCCCCCGCGCAAGCGGGGATGAACCTTCTCGATTAGTCTACGAAGTTCCGGGGCGCGAGTATCCCCCGCGCAAGCGGGGATGAACCCGACACGCTCCCGCCCTACCTCGGAAACCGAATGTATCCCCCGCGCAAGCGGGGATGAACCGATGCAGCGCTGCTATTTCCAGCACGCTAGGACGTATCCCCCGCGCAAGCGGGGATGAACCTACCTAAGTAATAGTTTTCTCTTAGGTGAAAAGGTATCCCCCGCGCAAGCGGGGATGAACCTCTTTATGAAGGCTTCAGCGAAGGACGAGAAGGGTATCCCCCGCGCAAGCGGGGATGAACCCTCGTAGGAATACGACAGGCGGGGTCTTGGCGAGTATCCCCCGCGCAAGCGGGGATGAACCCTCATTACAGCCTCTGTAACGGAGATTCCGAAGGTATCCCCCGCGCAAGCGGGGATGAACCCGTGACAAGGCGCTCTCCGTCCCCCATGCCGTCGTATCCCCCGCGCAAGCGGGGATGAACCGCCACCTTTGTAGCCGCTAGGGTGGCCCACACGGTATCCCCCGCGCAAGCGGGGATGAACCTGCCACCACGTACCTGTCATCTACCGGCAACATGTATCCCCCGCGCAAGCGGGGATGAACCTCCACTGTGACGACTTTGGAGATCATCTTGGCAGTATCCCCCGCGCAAGCGGGGATGAACCTGCCTGGGCACCGGCCCCCGTAGCATGGATGATGTATCCCCCGCGCAAGCGGGGATGAACCTCATCTCTCGTGTCCCTACCCAGACAGCAGTACGTATCCCCCGCGCAAGCGGGGATGAACCTCTATCTCGTAATCCAGCACGTCATCGGGGTCTGTATCCCCCGCGCAAGCGGGGATGAACCTGAGTGCTCTCCAAATTCAATACCTGGTGGACAGTATCCCCCGCGCAAGCGGGGATGAACCGTGAAGGAGCCCACGTATGAACGACTACAAGACGTATCCCCCGCGCAAGCGGGGATGAACCCTGAGATTCAATGCCGCAGAGCTGGCCTCCCTCGTATCCCCCGCGCAAGCGGGGATGGACCTCCCAGTGCCGCTCTCGAATCGCGTTGCGGACAGTATCCCCCGCGCAAGCGGGGATGGACCCGGAGGGGCACGTCGACCGATCTGATGCCGCTTGTATCCCCCGCGCAAGCGGGGATGGACCCCTGCGTTTGGCGCGTTCTGGTCGATCGAAGTTGTATCCCCCGCGTAAGCGGGGGATGGGCCGCGAGTCGATCATGCGGACGTAGTGGGCGGGTGTGTTTCTCGCGTATCCCCCGTGCAAACGGGGATGAACCCGACGGAGACCTTCCGGCGGTGCGGCCCAAGGATTATCCCCCGTGTGAACGGGGATGGACCTCCCACACATCGTTAGGTTTATGCAACGTTGGAGTGTCTCCCCCGTGCGAACGGGGATGGGCCGCACTCTTCCAGCGTCATCATGGCGGCACCGCAGTATCCCCCGTGTAAGCGGGGATGAACCGTGTCCGACGCTTTCCGAACGTCTGTCGGAGAAGTATCCCCCGTGCGAACGGGGATGGACCCTTCACAGTCACCTACCAAACCAATCTGATCACGTATCCCCCGTGCAAACGGGGATGGGCCCTGGTTAGGCCCGATCTTCACTGAACGAGAAAGTCCAAACCCCGGGAGTCAGGTATTCAACTCCCGTCGGGTCAATGTCTCGTTCACCAGTCTCAAGTCCCACGATGTATGTCGCCCAGTACGCATGATTGCTTGGTGCGTCTCCCACAGGCAGGGACACCATCACCCTATTCTGTGTGATTGCCACGCGCCGGGCGGCAATCTCCGCCGGTGTCACGTACCCTTGGGAAATTAGTGTATTATCGTCACTATAGGCGGGGATCACCACGCCTTCAGCCCCGATGATGTACGTGCGACCCGCAGCCTCCTGCAACTGCTCAGGCAGCGTCAGTTGCAAGGTGAGTTGCACATCGTCCTCGAACACACCAACGAATGAGCCTGTGGGCCCGCCGCCAGTCGTTGTCGCCGCAGTCAGCTCTTGAGTTATGAGCCAGGTGCTTACGACAGCATCCGACCACTGATCTAGGCGGACGGTGTCTCCGATTTGCCCTGACGCCAAGTCATCCTTTGCCACGGTTGATCCGAAGGCACGCACAAGTGTCGTGAGTGGGAGCACCACGTACGACACTCCCGAGCTGGAGTCCAACACGTTCACTACATCAGAGCGGCGAAGGGGGCTACCCATACGCAACCGTGAGAGAAGAAGCCCTAGATTTGTGCGCAGCGTAGCATCCACCGTGCTCTGCTGGAATCCCTTCTTGAGTACGCATGTCGCCGTCAGATCTACAGGAACGGGAATCCCGCCCTTCGCCAGCACATCTGCCGCTCCGTGCTTGGATCCATCAAGGGCCGTTTGCAGGGCGCTTGTGATCAAGTTGGTCTGGTAGGTGATGACAAAATTCTCGTCGTAGGAGTAGCTAATGAGAATCGTCTGGCCATCGGTGATTGCACTGCCGGATGTTCGCTTGATTCCCAGGGGGTTCGTCTGGTCACCGTCGGCAATAGAGTAATCTGGCGACACCGAGGTAAATGGATTGTTGTAGGTGACCGTGCCGTCTGCATTCTTCACGACGATGGTCATGGAGTCCGCGCCCAAGTGCAGCACGTACTCCGTGTAGTCGCCTACGATCACATGTTCTTCGTCCACGACCGAAAGGATCGCCCCCGTGGGTACGGAAAGTGCGGGGTCCGCGCTGCCCGTGATCTGAAGGTAGTCCCCAGCCTGCGTAGACCGCCCTAGGGCGAGGGGCGAGTTGGGATGGACCAAGGTCCAGGTAGAGGCGTCGAGCGTGCCGCTGGCCTCCCCCACGACCTGCGTTATGCTCTCTACGGGCTGGCGCGTGAGGACGAACTTCTCACCTGTCCGGTACCGGTAGTCTCCGAGGATTACGTCGGTCAATGTGGGAAGGCCAACGGGCTGTGGCACATCCAGAGAGAGTGCAATCGTGTTGTAGTTGAGGTACGTGACCCCCGACAGGTTGTAGACCATCGAAGTGGTGGCGTTCCGCAGCCCCAGACCGATGGCCGAGTAGTCGAGCATCTGGCTCAGGGGATTTGTTGCGGACAGGTCGGAGTCCAATGCCTGAAATTGATAAGCACTGGGGTCCCCCACCACCACGAACTGCACGTCCCGCTTGCGTACGAACGTGAAGGCGAAGGAGTCTGTTACCGTGGCGAGACGCTGGCCCTGGGACCACACGTCGACCTTGCCACCGATGTGCGTGGCACTCGCCACATCGTAGTCCCGCTGCATGAGGGGATTGCCAGCCTCTACGACCTGTGCCTGAATCAGGCCGGGTACCTTGGCAGCCGTCTGGAAGTAGCCACGCTGCGTGCCGGTGTCCACTGCGGAGAGTGCGCCTCTGGACTCCGCAGCGAGCTGTGCGTTAGTCTGTGCGTTAGTACCCCCGAAGAACTCGTTGTCATTGATGACGGAGAGGCCGAATGGTGCCCCAGAAGAGATCTGTCTGGCTCCAATGTTTCCCGAGCTGCCAGGGTTCACGGCCTGAGCCGGAACCGTGATCGAATATTGCCCTGTGGATGGGTTGTAGAATGAAGCCAATCTCGAAAGTGGGATTTCCGCAATCCTAGACGATCGAAACGAGACACCTCCCCCTGAGAGTAGGGTTCCCAGTTGGGCTTGAAGCGTTGTCGTGGGCGTGGTCCCCGTGTAGAAGCGGGCCTCTCCGATTGCCCTTTGCCCGGGAGTGCGTGTCACCCCGAAGTTGGCAGCCAGCTTATCGAAGGCGCCGTCGATGACGGTTTGAACGAGGGCCGGATCCGAGAGATAAAGTGCCTTGCTCAAAGCAATCTTGTAGTTGGAGGACGCAGGCGCGAGGGATACACCGCTGCCTGAGGGATCATCGATCTCCAAGAGCGTATCAAAGGACGACGCCCGGTAGATGAAGTCCAACAGGAACCGGATGCGTTCGGCCTCTGTCGAGAACGGATCTAGAACCGTGTCCCGAACGACGGCACCCGGCTGGACTGCAATGTCCTTGTCCTTGCGGTAGATGCTGGCCACCGCGTTCTGTAAGATCTGTTGCCGGCTAACCGACGGCAGACTCTGCGTGCTCACCCTGATGTTGATAGGATTGGCAACGACCTCTTGAGAGAAACTAGACTCATACTCAATCTGAGTGAGCGGATCGAAGTACACAGCGGTCGCCACGTAGTAGAGAGGCTCCGTAGAAGGAAGCACCGCGAATGCGCCCACAGGGATTGTAGAAGGTACAGAGGTGAGGTTGTACTTCCTGTTGTGTAGGAACTCGAAGTACTCGATCAACTCAAGAGAGGAAATCGAAATGTCCACCTGAACTTCGGTGACTGTCTCCGGAATTTGAACCGCAGAGTTGACGTCGGTCTCCAACGTAGCCTGGGTGGAATCCTCTTGAGTGATGAGCGCTCTCACGAAGAGGGGGTCTGCACCCTGTGCGACATTCTTGCTGGTCAGGTTGAAGAGAGAAACCGTGCTCTCTTTCGTTACGGGCACCGTCACCGAGATGGCATTGATTCTGGAGTATCCTACGGTGCCTCCACCTGCGAAAGCGGAAGCGTAGAAGTTGTACCCCGTGATATCGGGGTCGCTCATCCCCTGGACAGAGACATTCACCGAGGAGTCGAATCGCTCTACGGTGATAGCTGTAGGGGACTCAATCGATGAGACCGTTGAAGACGCAAGAAGGAAGGCGGTTGCCAGAACGGGAGCGGATGGGGTTCCACTGAGGGGGATAGACCGTACCTCGATCGTGTTCTCACCGGAGAACAGTTCCAACCCATTTGGGTAGGCAGTTGGGTTGGGCACGATCCAACCACTTGCAGAGAAAGAGATGAGAGATGGGTCCGTGGAGAATCCGCCCCCACGAATCGATACTTCAAGGTCCGCAGTATCCGTGTTGATCGTGCCGGTGAAGAAGCGCGTAGTTGAAGTGGTCGAAAAGGCCACCTCATCTGCGTATACCGAGTCAGGTCCGAGTACTTTGAGCGCCATGGTGATTAGAATCCTGGATTACCGAGGGAGAGACGGTTTGTACCGGGCAGCGCGTAGGCTCCGGGGGCGGTGTACACGATCGAGATCTCAACTGGTGTCTGGGCGTAGTTTCGAACGGTCACGTCCACGAGGAAGACGGTGGGATCGGAGGGAGACTGTCGCACTCCAATGTTATCCACTGAGTAGAGGCGTTCCTTGGGAGTGATTCTCTGATACTTGGACTGCTGCGCCTGGAGGTTTTGAAAGGTTGCAAGGGCCTGTTGAATTCCTTGCCGAATGTTGACCTCGGAAGCGGAGTTGGACTTCGAGCCAATGAGGCTCATAAGATTGGTCCCGTACCAGGGGTAGTAGATGTTGGACTTCAGCTCCGTGAGTAGAATCTTCAGGACCGACTGATAGAGCAGATTGTCATCCTGTACGACAAGTACCTGTCGGTCCGCACCGTACCGGAAATCGTTTTCAACCTCTGTGCCACGGCACCGCAGGCATTGGTGCCAAACCACCTGGTAGGTGACGCTGAAATAGTAGTTGGCCCTCACTGGCCGGTCGAACCGGATGAAGTAGCCCTCTTCGAAGACACCTTCAGGATCTTGGAACGCGAGGCTGAATAGGTTGAAGGGCGGCAGAACGACCTGCCCAACGGAACCTGTCTGGTCCAGGAACCCAAGGCCGCTTGTTGCACCACCTGTGACCCTGACCTGGGAGGTAGGGCCAAAGGCCTGGTTCTCTGTGAGCACCAGGACCCCTCGGACAACCGAGGCAATGAGGTAGGGGCGCTCTGTGGGATTTGCTACCGCTGTGTTGATCAGCGTGGCGAGAGTGAGAGCCGACTGGTACCCCGTGGGGAGAGTGAGTGGCAGGTACCGTGTTTGCGTCCGGATGACCAAGTCCGTAAGTCCTGGGGTAACCAGGTAGGGCTCTGCCTTGCTGGACGTGAGCGACGCCCCGGACTGAATCCCTTGGGATGGGCTCACAGGGTACACGTCATTAGCCACGACCTGCAACAGGCCCACGCCGCTGATTGGCTTGCGCGTTTGGAGCGTAGCTCTATCTGCGGAGAGCGCCGTGCGCTCCTCTCCGATGATGTGTTCGCAAGCCCACCCCAATCTCAGATCGCGTGACATGCTGTGGTCTCACACCTTGCGCAGGCATAGACCGAAACGCGCAGCGTGTGTCAAATCCCAGTCCAATCTTCTTCGCCAGTAGGGGCGTCCTCAAGGAGAACAGGGTACGGAGGATTGTTCTCGGACGCACGGGGGTTGAGGAAGTCGTACTCCCCATCTTCTGTGAGTGGGTAGAACACCTTGTCTACGGCGTCCACAATGGAAGAAACGTGAAACGAAAGGGCGAAGTTGTCTCCCCAGGGTAGACCGGGGACAACGCCGCCGACGGCTTGTGGGAGAATCTCGTCCCGCTCTTTCATGAGCTGTTCTCTCAAGTCGCACTGCTTGATGATGCGAGCCTCAATGTCATTTCGCTTAGTGCGAATCTCTTGGGAAATCCAATCACGAGCTGCGTGGATGGCTGTGGCCATCTCGGCAGACTCTGAAACGTGTGATATCGAATTCCCAAATTTGCGATTTGGGTAGCGCCAGATTGGGAGCCAACCGCCTGTATAGAGACCCTCGGTTACGGGGTCCGCTGTCCGTGGGGAGAGGATGCCACCGTAGGGCTGCGTCTCGCGGATCTCCGTGATGTTCCCGTCCCCGTCTGTGTCCGCAATCTCGAAGCTATCGGGGACGAGGAAATGTGAGATATCATACGGGTTTCCACCCATTGCGATGTACGCCTGCAAGAGCCTTTCGAGAGTCGTATTTGCAGCAACGTCCAGCCCGATTCGGTGCTCGCTCATGGGGCTGTTGGGGTCTTCCGGATTGGATCGGCCGTATAGAACCCTTACCTCCCCCGCGCGAACCAATTCAGAATTAATAGCGAGTATACGGGCAGTTGTATCCCGCCTTTCGTTCAGGGTGAACGAACGCATTGTGCGCCACGAACCCGCGCGAAAAAATCCAAGCCAACCAAAACTCATTTGCATTCCCCTTGGGTTCGTAGTCTTGCTTGACGGAGAAGTTGAGCTTGCCTCATCCTCTCTCGCGTCTCCATAGAGAATTTCCTACCGAGTTTTGCCTGGCGCATCTTCCGACGCGTCTCCTCGCCTGGACTTCTCCCTAAGCTGGCCTGTCGCGTCTTCTCCCTACTCTCTGGAGACTGTTTTCTATTGGCCTCGCCTATTTTGGCTCTTGTCTCCGGGGAAAGGATTCTACCCAAGCCCTTCTGTCGGATCTTCTCCTTAGTCTCAGGAGAAGCTTTTCGACCGAGACTAGCCTTCCCTATCTTTACCAATGCTTCTGGAGTGTGTTTTTTCCCCTTACGACGTATGAGACCAATTTGAGTACGACCCTCTATGGTCTGGGCCCATTTCTTCAAGCTCTGTCGGAGTTTCTCGGAATGCTCTGGGGAACGAATACGACCACTCATTTTCTCCCTGGTTTCGAGAGAATGCTTACCCATACCCCCACCTTCTTTGAGGTTGTACCCATTTGGGGTTTGGGTATTCAATTTCTGAATCCAAGACCTTTCCTTCTCATCCAACTCTTCTTGATTGCAGACTGAATCTACAACCGATATGGAGAAGAGATCCACCCCGTATTTGGTGATGGATTTTGATAACAGAAATCCTTTCCCAGATCTCGCAAGAGCCTTATGTTGCTGCCAACGCTTCTCAGCACCGCAAGTAGTCTGCCCGACGTACTGCTTGCCATTGATAGAGCACGTCACGACGTAAACCTCGCCATATGGTGGGAGGGTCATGGTGTTTCTACCGGGGCAGAGGTTGCCGCTGCTTCCGAAGCCTGACGATCCACGATCAGATCACGGACGATCTGGGAGAGTGAGCTATGCCTGCGCGCAGCCTCAGCCCTCAGCCATTCCATGAGAGGTAGGTCGAGGTAAATTCTTGCCGGATGCTTGTCTGTAGTAGTCATAGATAGGCCCGCTCTACCTAGAGCGGGCCTATAACGAGCCTACCGCGAAACGATCCGGACCTTAGGTAATGGTCACCACCACCAGGGCACACTCACCAATGTTCTCACGCTTGAAACTCCCGATCCCGTCGAACCACACACAAGATGCGCCGTCCTGTCCAACATACTCCACGGTCATCATGCGGTGGCGCTCGGTGTCAGAACGGAGACTCACGACGTTTCCGGCCTGGATTTTCTTGGTCTTTGCCTCGACCTCGGTAGTCTTCTTGGTCCTCGTCTTCATGTTGCCCCCGTCGTGCGCAACCGTGCGTCCCGCTTCCGCTGGCGTTTCGCCCCGGCGGCGGCCATCAGACGCGCCTGTATCGCCTCGCTGGGTGGGTTCTTGGGTGGGTTCTTCCTGGTTGTCTTTTTCATGGGTCAGTCCTTTCGATCACGCCGCCAGTTACCGGGTCTCGATCCAGGAAGAAACGCGGACGTCCTTCCAGGTCGATGAATGCGATCCAAGATCTGTCCTCGGGCTCTAGCCACCCAGCCCAACCGACTGCCTGTGGATTGCTGTACCGCTTTACGCTGATGTTCTGCATGGGATCCGACTCCTGATTAGGGGTTTGATCCGCGAACATCCATCGCGGTTGTTGACACTATACCCTTAGTCCCATAGTGCTTGCACCACTTCGCATGCTCCCCGTCGAAGCCGCGACATTGGGTGACATGGTCGTAGTCACTCACAACTCGACATAGCTTTGCTGCCTGCTTGGGGTCATCCCCGCCAGTTGCGGAGTTCCGCATCATTTCCCAGATCTTGTTACGAACAGCCCCCGCAGCGTGCGGATGGTCATTCAGGAACTCAATCATATCCGGTGGTAGTTTGAATGTCATTGGAATGGGGACTCCAAAAGGAATTGGACACAGACGTCCACTGCTTCCCCATCTCCAGCGAGTGCCGCAGAGCAGCAAAGGGCCAGATCAAAGTCCCATTGGGCGATGGCCCTGATTCGAAGCCTAGCCACTTCAAAACGTGTCACCTCAGGATGCTTCGTTGGATCGCTACCCAACAGGCTGTCAGGACACGCGCAGATGCACCACCCAAGCTCTTTGCTAGTACAAGAGGCCAGGTGTTCCCCACTCCAATGACCCTTGCAAGAGACTGGAGTGCCATCCCCACTCGGCACGTTCCAGACGCATGTGGACTCTGTGCACGGTGTCCACATGAAGGGATTGTCGATGTTCAGCTTCTCACTGGACATAGATCACCAGATCGTACTTTTTGCTTGGATTCCACTTGTTGCTCTTGGAGATGGTGAGGTTCTTACTGGTTGGCAAGTTCGCGCGTAAGACCAACTCTTGTTTGTCTGAGTCAATGACGATGAGAACCTTCCCGTTGTTCGCCAAGGCTTCTCGAACCTTCTTGACTACCGCTTGGACATCGAACTTGACAGGCTCGTCGGCCACCTTCTCCCCAAGTTCTTCCCTCGGATCCGGATTGATACCCACCCAGTGACCCTTGTTGTACAGAGAGTTGTTCGCGTCGTGCAGCCTTTCCTTGTCCTTCTTTTCGAGATCTAGTGATAGCGACAAGAGTCTGCGCGCCGTGAGTAGCTGAAATCCAAGGCACTTCACCTGACGTTCCAGGGCCAGCTTCTCCCGTTGCTTTGCAACCCGTTGGGCCTCCTCCGGACCCTTTCCGTTAATTTCTTCGGACTCCTCATGGGTACCACGATCTGATTCCACGAGTGCCAGAAATGGCACCAAAGTAGGGTCCGAAGGGCCAATCTCATTGGAAAGTCTGTCTGGAATGAAATCCTCTAGGGATCGGGGAAGGCTGCTTCCGCGCCACCCTGTTTCACCAGCAATTGGAGGTGAGTTGTTGCGCTCAAATCGAGCCTCAACACCCAGATCCAAGCTATCCGCGGCGTCCATGAACATGAGCGCCAAGTCTCGGAGCTGGTGAGCTGTCATGCCCTTGTAGTCATTCCCCCTGATGCCCATTCGGGTTGTGAATGCCCCAAAGGCACTGTTTTCAACAGTGACCTCAGCACGGTCCACCCGCTCAACATCGCGATTAACAGAGAATGTCACACCAGAGTTTCCGGTGTGGATATAGCGCGACGAGAGGCAAAGCCTCTCCTGATTGCGTGACATGTCGAACTCCTACGGTTAGGTGTTCAGCGGGGATGCTGAATTTACCTGTGACGTACTCTACCGAGATGGCCAAGTCTTCTGACAACGAGCGCACTCCATGAAGGTCGTTCTAACGGTGACCTCAGGCAATGTGATCTTGACCACACTGTTGTTGTCAGACACCCAAATGTGTCCGAGTCCGTAACCCACACCAATTGGGGTGATGGAGCACACGAACTGCTTCCAACGAGTTCGAAAACTACGGTGTGTCATTTTCCCCACCGCTTTTGGGCATCGTAGTCGCGAGCTGCGATGCATACCTGGTGTGCACAGGTGACCTCACGTGGGTTATTAGTGTTCTCTGTGCTGCACAGATCATGTGGATAGGCATCTCTCAGCACATCAGCTGCAATAATGATACGAGCGGCGTTCCTGGCCCACTCAGTTACCATCATCGTGTGGATTGGGGTCGGAACGACCGAACCCAAAATTGCGATTACCTCTGCGTCCAGCTCTTCCTGACGGGCCTCAGCTGACTCACTACGCAAGCGTGGTCCTTCGGGATGTTCGTCAGACCATTCACAGCAGCAATCTGGTGCCATCTCACCGCGTCCACTCCAGCAGAATCCAGCGTGATCCAGTGCGGTCTGTCGTAGCTTGTCGGTTCCGTAGTGTTGATAGGGGGAGTTCACATCGTGCTTTGGGTGCTTCAGCGCTCGCAGCATCCGACGAATCTCCCGACCAGTCTTTATGGCACGGATCTCCATGCACTCCAGTGACTCATCATTGATCGGAGGCTGATCAACAACACCCACCCGTGCAGCGTCATAGCCCAGAGCAGCATCAGTCAGCTCACCGGGCCCATAGTACACGAGTGGCTGCACTCGGCGCATGGCATCGGCCGCTGCAATCACCTTGTCCTGTGTGGCGACTCGCGCCCGTAGACGATCTATTTCTACGTTCCGGCGCTCAAGTTCACCCTCGGCCCATACTTGCCGTTCCTCTGTCATGGTGCTCACTTGAGCCCCCGTGCAGCGTAGTACATGCTGGCACTGCGTGCGACGGACTCACTACAGGTACAGACATCGGTACATTGGTGCATCAAGTCCGCCACCGTGACAATCACTCGTAGTGCGTCGATCTCAGCCAGAAGCTTGGCTATCTCATGTGCCTGCGGAATGCCTCTCGGCTTCTCTCGGATGTACTGCTCTTCCTCCGCTGTCATCGTGAGTGGCTTCACATCTACGGTGACCGAGTCAAACACACTCTTCGGTGTGAGTGGCTTCACTTGGGATCCTTGGTGGCGTCTACCACGGCCCAACCACACTCCGGACGCAGAGTTGCATCCCCCGCCATGGAAACCCCAAGAAGGCCACCATAGAACTTCACGTCGAGTTTCATCCCATAGCGGATCCACTCCACATCCACCTTGGAGATGCCCCGGTCGAAATCACTCGGGTGAAGTCCATGCATCGAGAACCTGTCACCCTTCTTCGGGATGTCACCCAGGTAACGGTTCTCAATCCACTCGCTCTTGTAGTTGAGGACGTACGGGAAAAAGTTCACGACGTGCCCACTGACATAGGGCCCGCCAGAACCACCGCCCTCCCGGTAGAAACTCCGCCAGAACTCCTTGTTCACGTTGCCCTTGGAGGACTTGTACATCGCGGCCAAGGTAGGCAAGATGGCATCCATCCACCGATTCATGTGGGCGTCGCTAGCCACAGTGACGAGGTCACCGAAGGCCCGGACACGGTCGTAGATTTTCTCCCAATCTTCTGGTGTCCCCTCCAGAGTGATTCTCGGGAATCCGCACTTCGTCAACATCCCGTAGTCGAAGTACCCGCTCATCCCATACATCAGCACAACTTCGCTCGCCACCCTCTCATGAATGGTAGTCGTGCTGAAATCGGCAACGAACAGATCTCGCTTCTTGCCGATGTACCCCTGAAGGATCCCGGAGAACTTGGCCAAGGTCAAGTCCCAATCGGGCTCCGGTGGGACTTCAAGTACAATCTTGACCTTGCCCTCGAAGTCCACAAACTGCTTTCGGACGGCCTCAGTATTCCTGGTAATCCACGTGCTCATGCCCTGAGCAATCGTCATCCAGACCGCGTCCGGAGAGAGACTGAGGGGGTGATGCTGATTGTACGCCAGGCCCACGGCACCCACGAGCGGGTGTGATGCGGCGGATTCCGAGATGAAATTCCCTGGGGAACACCCAAGCACCCTACCCCCGAAGGACTCCTTGCACAAATCGTCCGCCGTGACCCGCTCAGCCGTAACCTCATTCGCATCTATGATCTCAACGTCATCTACTTCGAAAGTTCGCATGATCACTCCTCCGGCCGGTTACACATACTCAGTGGGTCATTCATTTTGGATGGTGCATTCCCACAGATACAGCAGAACACAGTCTCATCCAGAAAACTCTGTTCAAGTCGAAGCACCTCGTGCTTGCACTGCGTTTCAAGAGCAGTTTTCTTTGCCTCGTTGTCCCTCTCACTCTGAGCGAAACGTTGAGCGTTGAGCTGAATCTCGGTGCTTACGCCTTGGATTTCAAACCGAAGTTGTTTTTGCTCACCCGTAAGCTGCCACACAGGCTTCCATTTACCCTTACGGCTTTGCCTGTACCCAATGGGGGGAGGGGGTTTTTTCATATCGTCTCTGGGTTACTGAGTTGCTCTTTGTATCCTGCGATCCTCTCAAGAGTTCTTTTGCGCTTGGCCGTTAAGCGCACAATGTTCTCATCAATATGGATCAGATCCTCTTCGGCAAACCTCAACGAGTCCCGTATGTAGCGCAGCCGATCAGCAGGACTACTGAGGTTGTAAGACGTTCCAGCATTGTCAGTTCCACTGCTCATAGGACTCCCTTACGCTCTTACTCGAATACGACGATTGCGTGCTCCGCATAGAACTCCAAACCAACCTCGGCCGTCTTGAGGAGGTATGGAAAAGATCTCAGGGTGTCATAGTATCCAATGACCACTTTTCCGTTAGGGTAGGCACCCACAGGGTCCGCAGATCGGTAGGGCCCAGCACCAATCTCCCGAGGCTTACTCAAAGGTCCAAACAAAGACCGAATGATACGTTCCTCTGAGAACACGGTGTCCTTCAGCGCTGTTTGTATCCCACGAAAGAGTTCTGAGAGTAGCACATCACCATTAGCCTTGCGGTCGATGAATACCCGGGTTACGAAACAGGTGAACTCCGGGTACGCGGATCGATAACGGAATCCAGACGCTGCTCGTTGGTGCACAGCCCACGGGGTACGAGCCGTGGTGACATTAGCGGGCCATGCGGGATTGAAAAACGCACCACGCGGTACTTCATGTACCTGGATGTTCATGGATGTGCGATGTCTCATCCAGATTTCTTGAACGTGCTCCGCAATCAAATCTCCAACAGGATTTTCCTTCACGAGTCCGTGAATCTCTATCGGTACAACAGCAAGAGCCCTAACAACTGCCTGGATCTCCTCATCTGTGAGCTGCGGTTGCTCTGGTGAGACATACGCTTGTTGGACGTACTTCTGAATTGCGGACCCAAGGGCAGACATCAATACTTCCGGTAGAAGCGCGGACCTGCATACCCCGAGGTCTCGACTGTCTCAGTGAAGTTCTTGACCGAGCGAACGAACTGTCTTCCCGGATCACTTTGAAGAGCTTCGTAGAGGACGCACTCGATTGGCGGGTCTGCTTCGACATTCATAACCACTCCGTGAACGAAGTAGTCCTTGCCTTTGAAGTGCCGATAGATCCCACGAGTCACCGTCATCGCGCCACCAACATGACACTCTCTGGGTCATTCAGAACTCGAATAGCGTGCTCCACATGCTCTCTAGTGATCCCCGTCTTGAAGTCGGTTTGCACAAGAAAATCACCCAGTGGTCGCCTCGTTGCAGCAGCCAGCTTTCCCCAGCCATGGTCCTGATCATCGAGCACGGCAAATCCTGTGATGTCAACTATCAGCATCCATACTAGGAGGAAACCAATGATCTCATCAGCGCGTGAGGGCGCCTCATACACCGAACCGTCCACATTCGTATCCCACAGGAGTACGGGAGTTGGTGCGAGGATGGGACGCAGCCCGGCACGTGCTAGAACTACGCTCATTCGAGGATCTACCCGTGTGCTACTAGAGAGGACAATCTTGGCACCTGTCCGGTCAACAATCTCGTTCACAAGAGCGACGAGTGCAGGGTCAATCCAACGCACGAGATCCTCGATGCTTGGAGTAAGACTCGGAGTGAGTCCATGATCTGGACCCCACTGTTCATTGTTAATGACGCCATCGACGTCCAGAAACAACAACTTGAACTGCTCCCTTGATAAGGGGTCAAGTGTGATTTGCACTACCCCTTCCCCATCAACTCGCACAGAGGCATCCATGTTACCTGTCATTTGTACCCCCACTTCACGCGCATGAAGCTCTCTAATGGGATATGGTGCTTGGTCGGCTCATGCTCCTCGTGGCTAGCTAAGTCGAGTCTCAGGCGCCTACGTACACGCCGCTCCCAGTCTCGCTTTGTCGCGCTCCAGATCCGAGCATGAGAGAACATCCACGAACCCCACCGGGTTCCAGCCCTGCCATGGGCTTGTAGATAGCCATTCATGATGGGTGGTACAATCTTGCGGCGATAGTTCTTGTGGCTGCCACCGCAACCCATCCTGGGTGTGATCCAAATCTCCCCTTCAGGCAGATCTCGGACCAGAGTGAGTGGGTCGATGACCTGGCCTGTGGCGTCCCGAATCTCAAAATCGGATGGTGGGCGGCTCACGTTGTGAGTCTCAATGAGGACTTGCAGCCGGATGGCAAACACCATCTGACTCTCGTCACACTCCCGGCGAAGAGGATCCCCCATCACGATAAAGTTCAGGACTCTCATGGCAGTCACCTCATGGCCTTGAGGATCGCTAGTAAATCCAACCGGCACTGTTTCTTTTCCAGAGCTGACAACACGTCATAGTCTGGACCAGGCTGCCCCTCCCCCTCGGGAATCCAGTCCTGTCGCATACGAACTGCACAACCAGCGTCTAGTTGCCTAATTGTGAATGGTCCCACCTTAGCCATCGGAATCCCTTTCCAGTGATGTGATTGAAGCTGGAATCGTCCGCCGCCGGCCTCCATGCCGGTTTGCGCACAAGTTGCCGTGGTCAAAGCTCTTTGGCTCAAGGATGGCCGCGAATGCTCGCACGACTAGACGTCAATTCGCCCCGTTTGACAGGCCCCTGCATCAGCCCGCGCCACAAGGTCAGCCGATTCCAGCTTCAATCCCACCACCCCGTAGCGCCGCAGCCTCCTCCAATGCGTACAACTGAGTTTCTTGCCGAGCAACTCTCTCCCGAAGCTCACTCAGCTCCTTACGCTGTAGCTTGTTCAAGAAGTTGCTGAAGTAGAGCATAGTCAGGCCGGTGACCAGCCAGCCACCGGTTCTCCAATCCCCCAGTACAAAACAACCGATGACCCCGAAAAGAAGAGCGACTCCAGCCAGTGCCCCAATCAGAGGGATGATTCGATACGAAAATTCCTTCATCACTCATCCCCTGGAGTAGCAAGAAGCTCATGCTCTTGAACGTCTTCTACCCCGTAGAAACTAGGCTCGTGACCAGTCTGTTCACACCAGGTGTCAAACACTTCTTGTAGCAGCACATCGAGTGCCGCCTGCTGTTCCTTCGTCACACCATGAAGCCAGCTCTCTGCGTGATCTCCAACTGCCTCATACGCAGCCTCTTGAGCGTGCTCAACCATACGTTCTGCGTAGTCCCGAATGTAGTAACTTGGGGGCCTCTTTATGCATCGCGCCGTGTACACCGTCGTCACTTCCGCAGGGGTGAACGAGGAGTGTTCGCAAGTACCCGTTCTGTCTGCTACCGCCACTATGGCCTCTGCAAGAGCTTCCTCACGGGTACCCCCTCCGTTCTCGTAGTCCTCTTCATTGAGGGAGTAGCAGTACTCCACAGGCGGTACCAACCATAACATTTCGCTCATGACATCCCTCTCGGCTCTTGTCCTGGCAACCAGAAGATTCGCACGCGTCTGTTACGCCCCGTTAGGGTTGTTCCCGCCACGAGTGTGCCTGGTTGACGAGAGAGTGCAGCCAGTACTCGATCATGGAGGTCCGGAATCCCACCCATGTATTTGGTTGGGCGCCGCAACACACCAGCACGAGCAGCAATTCGATCGAGCAGGCCACAATCGCCCCACATCACGGCAGGGTTACCGGTTTCCTGGAGTACTTCTACCGCAGCGTCGCACATCCTCATTCTGGTCACTCGGTAGGTACTCTTAGGATGGACCCATCAGCTTCAATCCTAACGGATCGAACCCGAAGCTTTCTCACTTCGCTCTTTCTGCCCTCGTACTCTTGAGCTGTTTGTACGTTGGAGTTGATAACCTCCAGAGCTTCTTCCAGGGTAGGAAATAATGCCAATCCCATACCCGACTCTACTATATCCCAAACTGGAGGGGCACTCTCCAGTTCGCCATTCGCTGGGTTGCGAATGCCCTCGATCGCAAATCCCTCTACTGGTCCACCACCCAACTCATTGAGCTTGGCCAGTAACGTAACCAAGGCAGGTCGAATTCTTGCGATCAACGAAAGGTCGAATGCCTTCTCTTGAATGTGCTTTTCTTTCCCACGTTCAAATGATCTGATCATCGAGAGTGCCCAACTTGATCGGCCAACCGTGCGCAGAGCCAAGTCAGCTTCTGACAGGTGGGTTGCCGCAAGGTGCATCTCGGCCGTTTGGTCAAAGAAGTCCTTCAAGAGATACCAGGCCATAGCGATACGACCCCAAGAGCTGAGCTTTGCGTCGTTTTCAGGGTCAAGATGGGAGGCAATTACCTTGGAGATTCGGTCATCCCCCATATCGTCACTCCAAGTGTCATCCCCACAGTCGTGCTGTCTCATAGCCTCTGAAACAGTTTGGAGATCTCGCACAGGGATCCAGTCCCCCTCCCGCCACCACCCATTCACGACGTCCTGTACATGGGACATTGCCCCGCAACAACCTCCTATGTAGGCGTCACCATCTCGACGAGTCAGATCAGACCAGTCTTGTAGACTGAGTCCGAAGTTTACTTCATTGACCACAGAAACGTCGTACGGAGATCTGTTGGGACCGGTACCACGCCACTCCTGATCTAGACGGACGTCCATCCCAATCGATTGAAGCTGTGCAATTGCACTCTGTAGTCGAACAGCTCGCTCGGTGTTTGACATGCTTCCGTCCTCAGATTCCCAGTCGGTCCCACATCTTACGCCATGAACTTCGTGGGGATGTTGGCATCGACACTACAGGTGCTGAATTCTTCGTCGTGTACGAGTCCCGGAAAGCATCGAAGGCCGACACTGCTGGGCCCAGGAACTCTTCCTTCAGGCACAGCTCATCGCAGAGCATGATGTTTCGGTAGCCAATGTCGTAGAGCCACGCCAGTTCCGAGAAATCAGTACACGATGGGACCGGGGAGCGAACGATGGAAAGGAGCAAACGGGAGGCCACACACGCCTTCGGATCCTTCTCAATGAGCATCTTCTGAGCCGCTAGGATCTCGTGTGGCATGAGTAGCTCAACGTAGAGGTCCCCTCGGGCTACCACCAGAGTCAGGTTGTCCTGCTTCTTGAACTCTCGTTCGACGTATTCGAGTCCCTTTTTGGACTCGATCTTCAACATCACGTCTGCGTCCTTCCCCACTAGCTCGCGGAACTCATCAATGTCCCGCTGACTTTCCACGTAGGATAGGAACCACTTGGTAAACCCAGATTTCCTAACTCGATCGATCTTGGACAGCTCTGCATCCGTGAACTGATTGCCACCCACGCACAGACTCGGATGACGGATGTGGAGGGACTCCCCCGCTCGCACCACGTACTTCGGCCCACCCTCAAAGACCAAACGATAGCCGTCATCTTCGATGGATTCGAGCAGGGCTGCATCGGCCCCCGCCTTGAACAGGACCGGAGTCGGAGTGTTAACGGTGATTGGGTGATTGAGTCGGATCTCCAGGTGATCTGGATTCGGGATGACCTCTTCGATACGAAGCTGCCTGCCCTTAATGTCGTAGAACAAGGGAACAGTGCGAGTTCCCTGTTCACGCTTCACGATGGACAGCTCCCGATCCAACTCTGTCAGCGCCATCATGGCGCTATTGAGTCGAATACCAGAAAGGCGATCATCATTCAGAAACGACTTAAAGTGGGGAAAGCTGGGCCACAGTGTAACCATCAGCTTGAGGTCGTTTTTCATGTGCCCTCCGGCCAGGTAAGGTAAGGGCCTTGACCATTGGACTGAAGATCTAACCAGCGCTGTTCCCTGTCATCCACACTCAAATGACATGCTTGCCCCTCTTGCCAAATGATGTACGGCCCTTGACCACTAGATTGGATGACCACCCAACCCAGGATCGGATCATGTGCGATTCCAGTGGGTACACGGAGAGCAGACTCCCCCGTAGCCAGAGCCACTGCTTCAGGCGGAGCACCACAAGTCCACCACTCTGCGTAGGGGACGAGCTTTCGCTCAAGCTCGAATAAGTCGGTGGTCATCCGAGCGGCTTTGTCTTCGTGCCGGTACCTGGCTTGTGCAGTGTGCTGGCGCCACGAGGGAGTCTCTTGTCCATTGGGGTCGAGGCATGAACCGTTGCCAGAGACCTCATGACCGTTGCCACTTGGGCTGGGGTCTGACGGTCATTCAGTTCCTTCGTGAAGTAGTCGATCTTGCCCGACTCCCTAGCGAAGATACCGAAGATCACGTCTATGACGCGACCCGCTTCAGGCAGATAGACCACACGGTCATCACCCACGAGATCACACCACGTCTTGTGTTCTCGGCTAACACTCCCATCCCTTTCCTCCCCGTAGGGCTTACGGATGTAGTAGACAGAGTATTTCTGGGCCAGCTCAGCGAAGACTTCCTTCGTGGTGATCTTCTGTGGCATGGCCGTGTGAGTGTACCTCTCTGCGATGTCCGGAGCGATCGTGTCGTACGGAATCTCGTCTCCGATCATGATGAAGATCGGCTTCCGAACAGCTCGTGGCATAGCCACATTGCGGGCGAAGTACAGAGCCGCCAGCTCGTAGCTCTCGTTGCCGCCACCCCCGCCGCCACCTTCGATGACAAGACTGGTGAGGCGTGCCTTCATCTCTTCGCCCTTGGCGAACTCCCCTGCCTGGAGTGGGTACTTGTCAGAGAAGGCATCGCCCACTGCGGCGAAGCAGATCTCTGATCCCGATCCGAAGTACTCCGTATTCATCTCATGTTCGAGATAGGGTAGCTTCGAGAAGATGGTCGCAGGCCACTTCGCCATAGAACCGGTCACATCGCATGCGATGACGACCGGAGCCGGGCTATCTGTCGTGATTGAACGGGGCAGAAAGTCAGCCGCCGTCTTGCCAGCGCTAGCGGCTGTAGCGTAGCTGCGTCCGGCATAGGCATCGTACGAAGCCCTTGCCGATGCGAAGCTGTCCTTCTTGGCCCACGTTGCGGGAGCGTAGTCATCGCCTTCAGCCATCTGAGTCCCTCTTTCTTTGAATCGCTTTTTCTACAGCACCTTCGCAGGTGCATTCGTAACCGTCCACATCAAAGACCTGGCAATCCCTAGCATGATCCGCAGGTGCCGTCCCATCCAAATACTCGCAACATTCGCACTCCCAACCACATTGCGGACCATCATGAACCGTGAGGAATATACCCTTCCCTGAATTGTACTCTGTACCTATGTAGTAGGTGCCTGGCTTCATGCGAATCCAGGAATGGCCTTGAGATTGGACTGCGTGCGCCCGAACGAGTCAACACGCATCTTCTGGAACGTCTCGATGAGATTCTCCTTGGTCCAGTTGGGACGGGCCAATGGGTCTCGAACGATGAGTCGCTTGATGAACTTGCACATGGGATCTGGGGTAGACGCGGGGACGTTAAGCTTCTCTACGCCTTCGTAGTCCCCAGTGAGGCAGTACAGCATGGTCTTTCCCAGGCTGTAGAAATCTGTCTCCGGGATAGGTGGCTTACCCTCTACCATCTCAGGCGCCGAAAAGATTTCGGTGTACCCCTTACTCGCTGTCTTCCCAGTTGGTCGGATTGCACTGAGACCGAAATCCACGAGCACAGCAAGATGATCACTCGGCTGCACAATGACGTTCTTCGGCTTCAAATCTCCGTGCACGATTCCGTGCTGGTGGAGGTACAGCAAGCCATTGAGCAAGCGTTGAATAATCCACGCCACATTCTCCGGATCCAACCGCCCTGCCTTGGTCACCACTTCTTCAAGGGTCGGTCCCTCGATGTACGACATGACGAGAATGATGCTGCCATCATCATGGCGAATAACGTCCCGCATGGAAGGGAGCGCATAGTGACGCATGTCCCAGAGAGCACCGGCCTCATCCAAGAGGATGGACTCGGATTCAGAGCTGTTCAGGAACCCCTGCTTGAGGCAAGACAGGCGCTTCGAGATCGTGTGTTCGGCCTTGTAGGTAGACCCAAATCCACCATCTGTGATCTTCTCCACAATGCGGTAGTTGCCGATGATCGCGCCCTTCTTCGCACGCTTCTCGAAGCGAGCACGATGCTCGTCATCCGTAAGAATATTGTGGGCCTCCGAGATGTCCTTGAATCGCAGATCGTTCCCGACCTTATCTGGATGGTACTTAGCCATCAGGGCTTTCTTCGCTGCATCCATGACCTCACGGGAGGCATGGATGGAGACCTGAAGAACCTCGGCCACATCCCGAAGGGAATCTGTGCTATCGCTAAGGCTCACGACTTGTCCTTGGTGTCGTCTACGATTGCAGCCCCAAAGCAGGCACGCAAGAACTTCTCTTCCGGAGACAGGATTGCCGAAGGTCTACGACTCGCAAGAAGTCTGGTCTCCGGGGTCGTGGGCGGTCCTGGGTGGAAGTACCACATGCACTCAGGGGAGCCCTCACCTGGACCAATGATGGCAGTCACATAGGGGGCCTTGACCAGCCTTTCACTCAGGGTTCCCATCCAACCCTGGAGGTCGAATGTACGGAACGCCTTAGCAGTACTTGGGACCCCAGGATGGTCGAAGGCGCTCCACTCGCAGGCACGCAACGCTGCCTCCACGGTGCCCGTGTAGCCCGTGCGAAGGTCCAGGACGCCCCCAGCTAGGGGTCCCTGGACGCGCGGGTCACAGAGGTTGCAGCACTTCTCCCAATAGGTGGGGTCCGCCTTCCGGATGACGTCGATTGCCGCGTGAACTCGCGGGGTGAGGGCAGGATCTGGTGTGAGGTCTGAAAGCACGGGATTTAGTCCTGTTTCTGATGGTGCTGGCGCACGATTTTCGATAGATAGTGCGCCAGAGCCCCATCTTCTAGGCGAAGTCTTGTGATGGCGTCGGTGAATCCCACAGCCACCTTTCCGCCTTCCGAGGTCAAATCGTCCACGACGCAGGTGATGTTGTTCGCCGAAAAAATGACGTGGACCATCTTCGAGTCGAATTCCGGTACATGTCCGTGATGGCACCAGGACATGAAGCACTCAATGTTCTTGTAGGCAAAAAACCCACTCATGGATGGAGACGGGAACGGGACGGCAGAGAGTGCTGTGAGCGTGTGTCGTGCGCCGTCCTCTAGAATCCCATCCGGCCACACTTCCCTCAGGAACAGAATGATCACTTCCTGCTCCGACGGATCTGGGGCCCCTTCAAGGATGACGTTCACTCCGCGGCCCATCATGTGTACCTCATTCAGATGCCACTGCACTGGGACTTACGCTGTTTGGATCGTGACTGCACGCGCTGTTGCACCAAACCTTCTGGCACTTCGCCCACACCCCCGTTTGCTATCCATGCACGCATCGCTGACGCTTTTGGGCTGTCACCGATTGCAACGTCAAGCCTAGCCAATTCTGCGAGATCCTCAGGCGTAGGATTGTGCTTCAACAACAGATCACGTTCCTGCATCAGAAGTGCGTCACGTTCCGATAGTGGGCTATCCTTCGGATGGATCTCTTTCGGCCTTGACTTGGTGGCCATAGACCCATTGGACTTCCGAATCTTTCGAGCTTCATTCGGGCTCCACTCGGCCACAACTATCCAATGGGTGCTCAAGTCTTCCACCAAAACACCCTCTTGGAGCATCTGTGTAATCTCGTAGTTGACAAGCTCCGGAGAGTACTGGCGCTTCCGCACTTCCCCCCAGATCGTATTTTCGGCTAAGGCCTCTTTGACAATGAGATTTCGTGGTGTTCCTTTATCCACGAGGAAGAGGATATCCGCTCTCAGAGACCGGACCTTTCCATCCAGTCGTCGAATGGCCTTCGTGCTGATCTTGATCATGATAGGAGAGCCTTTCTAGCATCCCCGAATCGCTCTGTCAGGTACGCTTCCAGTCTCCTTTTCAAACTCCACTCAATCTGTTCCACACGTTGCTTGCTAACACCCCAGGACTCCCCCAGAGTACCAAAAGGAGTTGGGTCCACGGACAAGAGGCGCTCTCTGAGGATGGTAGTCTCCTGTTCGTTGAGACTCTTGCCGAACTCAATAATCGCCTCACGAAGCAAGTCGAACACTTCCCCATTGGCGGCTGCCTCATCCGGAAGCTGGCAATCCGAAGACAGGCTGTCCCCAAGTGGTAGAAGGGTAGATCCCACAGGGACGTCTGTGGAGACCTCGTTGAAGCTACTGAGCTTGCAATCCATCATCTCCACATCTTCGGTCGTCACGCCTAGGCGCTTAGCGACCTCCACTACGGTTGGGTCAATCCCCATGGCAGACAGCCTGGCTCTCTCCTTAGCAAGGCCGAAGAAGAGACTACGTTGTGCCTTGGTTCCGCCAACCTTCACTAGGCGAAGATTGCTCATCGTGAACCGAATGCAGTACGCTCGGATCCACCAAGCTGCATAGGATGTAAGCTTCACGCCCTTGTACGGGTCGTACTTCTTCACAGCCTGCATGAGGCCAATGTTCCCCTCCTGCACCAAGTCCAACACATTGGTAGACCTACGCTTGTAGTCCTGAACAATCTTCACAACCAGTCGCAGGTTCGAGGTCACCAGGCGCGCAGCTATTTTGGTGTCTCCAGTTTCTACGTAAGCCACAGCCAGTGCATGTTGCTCCTCGTGAGAAAGCACCGGATACCGCTGGATATCACGCATGTACGAGTCTAGTGGATCTTGTCTGGAAAGCATATGGTCTTCACCCAAATCGAAGAGTAGTGCCGTAGTGGGCATCCCATCCGGATGCTCCGAATGGAGACACCATGCTACCCTCATCTACCAATTGGAAGGGCTGAAAACACCCATCGTTCTCGCGATACAGAGGTTCACATTTGATGACCCACTCATCGAACTTACTGCCAATCACGAGGAAGTGTTTCCCCGTCCAAAGTCCAACGTTACCGTTACGTCCACGACCCACGTACCATCGGTTCACAAGGAGCTGTCCTTCAGGTATGAGAGGTACGTCAGTCAAAACGGAATGACCCCCTTGCAGGACCCTCTTGGAGAGCATTCGACAGTCCACCCACCTGGGAATGTGACTGTCCTTGGAGCGAAGACCACAGACCCCTTCCCAACAGGGATGGGGTCATTGCAGAGATGGCACTTCCCATCCTTTTTGTTCCGTTTGATCCGACCGGAAGACCCAACGTGGGCATCCTGCTCTTTCTTCTTGGCATCGTATGCCCCGGTCTGAGCCAGAAATATAGAGTACTCTGCTTCTGCAATGCTGTAGTTAGCACGCCTTACGGAGCTGAACTCTGAAACTAGCTTGTCTGCATTGGAGAAGAGCTTTGCGATACGTAAAAGCCCTTCTTTCTGAGTGGCACTTGGTTGTGATGACTCCGCCACAAGCAACAGGGTCAGGGCCTCCGCCACACAGTATTGAGGGACGAACCACAAGCGGGACTTGGAATCCCATTTACCATGCAGGTCTTTCTTGATCTTCACCCGAAATGGGTATGTGTCTCCATAGATGGCAACTAGTTTGTGCCCTACAGGAGGGGGTTCAGATGTGGGGTCGAAGGAATCTGGTAGGCTCTCAGCCTCATTCTGAATGAGCCCATCCCACTCGCTCTTGGACATGTAGAGAACGGACCCATACACCATCTTGTGTTGAAGGACAATTCTACGTGTATCCATGAGACTCTTGGCCCGTGTGTTCACGTAATCCGTAAGAGCACTGTCCTCAACCCCGAATGGATTAGCGCATATGAACGCCTCTCCCAAGGTAGACATCCACACCTCGCGTTGGAAGACCGGCACCGACCCTGAGATCAGTGCATCCACCCCAAGACGACTTTGAGGGGGGGCTATGGGTAGCATCTCGCCCAGCACTGGGATCAGGGTTGCCATTCAAGCTCCATTACACCCCCTGACCTCAAATCTTTCCTGTCATGAGATTGGTCTCTGGGTGTGCCTTGTCGAAGGACGCCCGCAGCTCTTCCAGACGCACAGTCGCCTTGAGACGGGCTTCCTTGGCCTCAGCCTCCAACCGCTTGTAGTCCGGGTGCTCAGTGAGCAACAGGCGCTTGGCCTCGACTTCTGATTCGCCCGGATCATCTTCCAGATGTTCGGGAGGTACTTCTTCAAATTGATGGAGGACCACCGGTGCGATGTACCGGTCTGACTCCCACCACCCCCGCAGCCACCCTCAAAGAAATCGCGCCCGTAGCCTGTCCACTGAGAAAGAATGGAGCCCTTCGGTGCACGGTGCTGGCACCGGCCATTGGCCAGATCCAACCACACGTAGTCGTTCCGCCAGTCACCATCCCCCACGTAGGTCTTGGACGCCTCGATGTTGAAATCCAGATAATCTCCGCTCACATCTGGGCGGACACCGCTGACCTTCCAGTACTTGAACTTGCGGCCCCGAATTCGCTCCAAGTCTGCCCGCAGAAGCCTGAAGAACTCGTTGAGAGACGTAACGTTGACGAACGGATTGTCGATCTTCTTCTTGCTCATGTACACCCCTCATCGGAACAGTCTGTCCAACATCCCTTACGAAACTGCACTGCGCCAAATCCGTGCAGCGCAGTCCACAGCCATGCACGAAGGTATGCGGTCCAGTACCAGCGGTGCCACGTGTATGACTCGACCTGCGCACCGTAGACGATGTCTACACGGCGTACTGTCCAACCAGACTCATTGGTCGTCAGAATCCCAGCAGTGCGGTACGGGCTCACGTCCGCTCCTTCACGTCTACGGCAGTGGTCTTCTGCGCCGCACGGAACTCCATCTCCGAGGCTAGGTCCAGGACTTCCTGGGAGGCTTTCCAGAAGAGGGCTAGGAGCTGAGGAGGCACCTCCCCGTTGGCGTTCAGGCCCGCCACAACCTCACGGGAATGATTGGCGTAGTCCCTGAAGTCCTGGACCGTGTACTTCGGCGGGTGGTAGCGAATCAGGTCGCGGTTGTTGCTGATCTTGTCGGCGCACTTGACGAGCTTCGCAGCATAGCTCTTGGTGTGGGCCGCCGAGATTTGAGCCAGCTTCTGAGCCTCACGCGTCATCTTCTTGTCGTCGGTGACTTCCTTCACGATCTCCAGGACCCGCCCACCGAACTTGAAGAGAATGTCCTCTTCCGTTGTGTCCGTGTCTTCGAGCAGGTCATGTAGGGAACCCCCCAGAAGGATGTCCTCATCAAAAACGCCAACATCTACGAGGATCTGTGTGACCTCGATGGGATGGGTCATGTAGGGGACCACAGTGTGGCTTGCAGCCTTGCGCCGCATGGTCCCATGCTTGAGGGTAGCGAACTTGATGCCTTCGAGGAAGCGGGAGCTGGTCATGTGGGGTGTCCTTCACCTAAGTAACGGACCGGACCCCACCCCTTACACGATTCATTGGGGGAGATTCAACCTAGGCCAAGAAATCCTTCAAGATTCGGTCCTGGTCGAAGGGGGTGATGCCTTCGTAAAGGGAGAATATGGTCTCCGCCTCTTCCTTCAGAACCGGCTTGCCCCGAGCCTCGATGTGCATCTCGAAAAGGTCGTAGAGCGCCGGCTTCTGGAGCGTAGAAATCGCCTTCGCCATCTGGGAGATTCCCACTCTGTTCTGACCGACATTGTTGATTGCAGCTGCGCTATTCAGGGAAAGGTCGGCCCAGATCGCGACACGCTCCTGCAAGTCAAACACGATCGGCACAGAGACCTTCGTCTCCGCTGTCACGTCAATCTTGTCCTGGACAGTCCGCGCATCAAATACCTCACCGGACTGGACCTTGGAACGAGCCATCCATCCTGCGAAGCATTCTGGCAGATCCTTGAACGGCTGCTGAGTGAAGCTGTTCACAACCATCACTACGTACCGCCCGTGCTTGCGGGCCTTTGAGATGTCAATGTCGATGAACTCAGACGCCCCGTTCGGAGCGCTAGTGATGTCACCGCTGTGATGAGCCCCCATCTCACGGAGATTGTAGTAGGTAACCGCGGTCTTGAACTTGAAGTCATCGTCAAGAAATGCTGCGGACAAATCCAGATCCGTCCGGCTCTCCCCGTCCTTCCACCAGATGAAGAAGCGCAACGTTGAGCAATCCGGCAGCGGAATCCGCGACCCTCGCGCAACCGTCCGAAGGCTCTTGCTTGCGGAGCGAACCGAGAACGGTACCAGCTGCGTCTTCAATCGCGAATCGAGATACGTGGGCCCAAGAGCCGGGAGCTTCGCGAAGCGCCGAACAAGAGCTGCACGAATGATCCCCGCCGCTTGATCGGACACCTCCCCCAACTTCGGGAGTGAACCATCAACGACCTGAACCTTCGCCACATTTCCCTTCGGAAAGAACGCGCGGAACCCGAGATCGTTGTTCCGGTTCTTGAAGTGAGCGAACGCCTGGAGGAGAACCGGCGTAGAGACCTGATCAACGATTGCTTCGTACTGCTTCAGAACCCAGAGTGGGTGCGAAGATTTCACACCCCCCTCCAAACGGAGGAGATGATCGAGACGACGAGAGAAATCCCCCGGTCGCGTCGAAAGGAGATCCGCTGCTGCAAGGACGTTGTCAAACATGAGAGCACTCTCGACTTTGCTGTTGAAAGTGTCGAAGTCCTCATCGTTCCGAATGACCTTAAAAGCACTATAGGCCTTCGGAAATCTATCAGCGTAGTCCCCGGCACGAAGGCCGTGACCGAAGCGCTTGAACACCTCAGGACGACGCAGCATGTCCTCGGTTGCCGAAGACGCCCTCTCAATCACTGAGAGGAAGAACCGACGCTCACTCCGCTTGAACTTGCGGAACTTCGTGGGCTTCGCCAGAGACACGTCCCCGCCAGACATCACTACTGCCACTCGAAGGGCATCCGTTGCAGTCTTCAGGTACGGGAGCAGGTACTCAGGTGTCCCGGAGGCCGAAAGCTCCCCAAACAGGTGGGCGAGGTTTTCCTTCTGTGGGATCGCCTCCGGAAGGAGGGTCGGAATCTCGGATCGGCGATTCTTCACGAACCACGTTACGATGTCCTTGTCCGCCTGGGACAGGGCCGCGTTGGCTCCAACGAGCGTGCCGAAAATCGAATCGAAGTCCTTCGCGGACCCGAGCCGTAGGACACGCAACTTGATCTCTCCATCGGGAAGAGCTTCACGGTGGTCCTTCTGGTAGTCCGGCAAGTACTGGACCGGGACGCTCGTCACATCGTGGATGAAGCTCCCCCAATAGTGGAGGATGGCGTTCAAGTACAACTCGACCGCCGACGCCTCCATGACCTGCTTCGGGAAGTTCGGGTACATCGGCTTGTGGACCTGATGTGCCCCGGTCATCTCCTTCAAAATCGGAAAAATCCCATTGTAGAGGGCAACCATGTTCTCAAGACCGCTCTTAGCAACCGCCAGGAGAAGCTCCAGATCCATCGTGAACCCGATAGTGTTGAGGTTCCTGTTGAACGTCGCGACATACGTGCGCTCTATGGAAATAGTTGGGTGGCCATCCGGGACCCCCTCCGGAAGGATGACCCTTGCCCGCTTCTGGAGGTAAATAGATGTGGGGGTCAGAGTCATTGGAATAGCTCGGGGTGGTAAAAAGAAGCGCAGGAAAGCAGCAGAGGTAGGTTTTGGTTGAAAAAAGAGAAGGAACCCCTGCTATGGCCTGCGCGGAAATTCAGTCGAAAGAGGTGTTCAGGAAAGCGGTGGAGGTAGTTTTCCAGTAGTTTTAGAAGGAACCACCACCATGGCCTGAACAAGTACCTTTACGCCTTTGATCCCGAAATCAGGATCCTGTCTACTCTGATAACGGATCGGACCCCACTTCTTACACGATTCGTCAGGATTTCATTCCCAGGCCTCGTGCCCTACCAGCTCACCATCAGCGGAGAAGGTCAAAATCGTGAAAAATCTCGCGTAGCCAGGGCCCTTGCCCAACACAGGGATTCGAAGCGCCGTGATTGCCCGTGGGTCCCGCAGCTCGACGAAGTTCAGGGCGTCAGGGTCCTCTTCCTTCCGCTTCTTGGGGACCCGATGCTCGGTATGCTTGATGCCGGCACGCGTCAACATTGCGGTCACATGTCCCAAATCTGTCAGTGGACTGGCGCTGGCGACGGTGAACGTCTGGCTGTCGGTCATCTTGAAGGGACGCTCTGGTTCACAATCCTTGGGCGGATGTTCAGTACATGTACACAGAGCGTGCCCGTGAATCTTGCACCAAGGGTCTCCGAAAGTCATGGCGTTCCCCTGGGGATGGGATGGGTTGCAAAGCGTGTCATGTGATTTCCTTTACCCCCCACGGGTTAGCAAATCAATCAGAAATGCGAGACAATCCACTCCTTCTCAAATCCGAAGGCGGGGATGTAGTCCTCGGTTCGGATACCTCGGGTACCCTTCGGAAGAGTGAGAACACGCCCCCCGTTCCGACCGGCCCAAAATTCAGCGTATTTCCTTGAGGTTGTCCATGCCTGAAGCTCTGTGGGCGCTTCATGGGAACCCCTGTACAAAGGAACCGGGCTGGCCTTGCTGTTGTGCTGCATCTCCCAAAGGAGTGCTCCAGCAGCCGCACGATCTTTCTTCCCGTTTCCACTTCCAGGATGCTGGTGCCCAACCATCTCGTCCCGGATGTTCAGGATCATTTCCGTAGGTGAGCCCTTCCAGGTGTTTAGAGCCTGTGCCACCAACTTCTGATGGTTCTGTCTCCAACGGATTGCATCACCATCCTCGTCCCTCACCCACTCTCCGTTCTGCGGGGCACCGGGATCCGGCTCGTACTTTTCTACAGTCGAGGCTTCACGCCCCCCGAACTTGAAGGCCACCGAAGAGGCCGCGGACTTATTTGGGAGGGCTCCCATCTTCTGGAGCATCTCATCGGTAATAGACGAGTCCACAAGGGTCTTGATTGTCTTCCAACCCAACTCCCAGGCTGCACTAAGACGGTGATGCCCCTCAACAACGTGGGGTCTCTT